GGGCGCTGCCCCCTTTGGAAACCCCCGCAACAAACAGGTGCTATGCACCCAGCCGGGAGCATAGCGCCGTTTGTTGTCAGCAGCCCGTTTCACGGTCTGCGTGTAGTTCCTTGTAAACTGACCTAAACTATGAACCAAAACCCAAAAGAAAACGGAAGTCAAAAGAAGAGGAACCTGGCGAACAAGAATCGCAAAAAGCATAAGGGGATCGTAGAATGACCAAGAAGCATCAGGCAGAACTAACTGCCGTCGCCGAGAAGATATATGATCTGGCTGCAAACGAGATCCAGGCTTATATCAACAAAACCTACGGTAAAAATCAGGAAAACACACTGGCACAACAGTTGGAGGATTTCCATGTCATAGCAGACACAGCTGCATCCTACCTGATGGGCAATGCTATGGCTATGGTTGAGGAATCCTGCTGGAATGACGACCTGAAGACGTTGAACACTCATGTCCGGCAGATCGCCACTTATGTTGCCAGCAACCAGCGTGCTGAGTTAGGGCCAAAAAGCTAACGTAGTAAACAGACGAGAAAGGCAGGGTCAAACCATGGCAAAGTTGGACTTGGCTTCTTTTGAAATGGGAGATGGCTGGTTCGCGCCATTTTATTATAGGAAGACGAACGAGCATTTTTCGGAGTATTTCTCCGGAAACGGGTATTACCCATATGATGACAATTACAATACCAACGTTCGCGTGAATCTGCAGGTATTCCTTGACGAAAATGGCCGTGTAAATGATATGAAGTACTACAAAGTGTACGACCTTACACAGTGCCACGGAAAACCGGTAACCCGGGATGCTGAACTGACGCCTTTCGATGAAAAGAAACTCGCCAGCGCCCTCTCGCTCTGCACAATCAGCACAGCAGAAGAAGAACTGGATCAGCTAATCAAAAAAGCTGATGGCGAAAAGTTGCCGGGCGGATGGAAGGTCACAAAGGTTACGAAAAGAGCCATCACCTTCGCTGATAAGAAAGGAAACGAGTCCTCCATCTCCTGTGCGCGAATTGCAAAAGCTATTGATATCTCGCATGCCTATCTTGATATCCTGACCCGTAAGGAATTCTGGCAAGCAAATCCACGGTATTTGAAAGCAGAAGATGCCGAACCATTATTGGCGTTGTTCTCTATGGTTGATGCCACAACCTATTATCATTACGATCAGCTGGTAACAGAAGCTCAGAGTCGTCTAACAGGTGCAGAAAAGAGCAACCGACTTCAGACTATCAATCTTGCTGCTGAAAATGGTGATATTAAAACGGTACAGCGCGAATTGCGTCATATTCCCCGTTCTTCGCTGCAACCCGATGATCTGGTTCAGGCGCTTTTTAACGCAATTAGCCGGAAAGATATCGCAATGGCAGAATACCTGCTGAAGAACGGCGCTGATGTCAACCGTGCAGTTATGGTCAATGGAAAGAACCAAGGAATCATGACCTTTGTAATTGACAGCGGGCTTGATTCGGTCTTTGCGCTGTGCTTGAAATCTGGCTTTAATCCTAAAAGTTTCTGGAACGAGTACCTCGTTGGTCAGGCATTCAGAGCCAATCGGCCAGATTATGCCTTCAAGCTTCTTAATGCTGGCACACCGTTCTTTATCATTGATGAAACAGCTAAAAACCTTGACCCGGAAACCATGAAGAAACTACTAAAGTATAAGGATACTGTTTCATGGCATGACACTGCACTTGATGTCCTTTATAAGTCCGGTGAAATTGCTCTCGTAAAAAAGATTCTCACTCAGCTTAATCAAAAGGATTTTCAATATGCGGATACTGTCAGATGGCTTCTGAGCACCGGCGATATAAAATTGATGAAGATCTATGTTGAGCAAGGGTATCCTTGCATACCGCATTGGGCCTATTTCCACTTGGAAAACACGTCTTGCTACTCATCCGCATGGACTGAGTTCTACAAGGTCGGTGTACTGTTCAAAGACGAGCGTGCATATCGGATCTTCCTGACCCATAGCGTGAACGAGTGCATTAAGCACCAGGATTGCGATGGATTATACTATTTGTTGGTTGAATTGCATGCTGTCCCGGATGAGAAGCAAATGTCAGCAATTATCAGCATACTTAAAACTGAAACAGATGAATCAGCCAAGCTTCTGCATTGCCTGTTAACGAACCTTCACTTTGAGGACGATGGAGAGTGGCACGGCCAGTCCAGCTATTCACCAGAGGAACGGCACAATCTGAAGGTGTCCCACTGTGCTGCTTTGCCTTTGCTGTGCCATACCCTGAGATCGAACAATGCGGAAATGATACAGCTTGCCATTGAAACACAGAAAAACCTTTTTGCTGAACCTGCTGCATTCCAGAGCATCTATCATGCCGTTAAGAACATTTCGGATTCTGAAACACAGAATACAATTTATCACCTGCTTCAACCCGCCGCAGAAACCATAGCCGCTACGTGGGGCGAGCCACACAAATTCCTCAGCATGTCTCCGTTCGATATCAAAAAGATCATTGAAGAAGCAAATAACCTCCTGGCTTTACTGGCTGGAAGTGAAACTTAAATTGCTAGGTGTTATCATAGGCAATACGCTGGATTCGCAGATTCGGAAGTGAAAAAGATCGTTCATCTGCTTTTCCGTCACATTATGCCCTGAAAACGGACAGCAAAAGAGCCAAAATGGATATTGTATTTTCTCCCGTTGGCGGCTACAATCTGTAGCGGTTTAGACCAGCACAGAAGGAGCCGAACGACCAATGAATGAGGAGACAACCACCCCGGTAGCAACGGAACCATCATGGGAAGAATCTCATCCCTGGCTCTCCAACCTGACAAAGCAGGATGAGAACGATTCCGTTGATGAAGTGATCCGCTACACCCTGGACGAGCTGCGGTTTGCATAACCCCACAGATCCTGCTATAATCCTTTAGAATTCAATGCCCGGAGGGCAGAAAGGAAGGTTATCATGAACAAGGGTGAACTCATCAATGCCGTGGCCGCGAATGGCCTGACCAAGAAGGATGCAGAAGTTGCTATTAATGCAGTATTCGGAGCAATCGGTGATGCGCTGGCCAAGGGCGAAGCCGTCCAGCTGATTGGCTTTGGTACTTTCGGTGTAAAAGAACGCGCTGCCCGTGAAGGCCGCAATCCCCGTACTGGTGAAGTCGTGAAGATCGCTGCTTCCAAGGTTCCCACCTTCAAGGCGGGCAAGGCTCTGAAAGATAAGGTGCAGAAATAATGGCTACGAAGAAAAAGGTTGCTGAAGAAGTCAAGGCTGTCGAAGAAAAGGTAGAAAAGGCCGTTAAGAAGGCCCCCGCCAAAGCGAAAGCCGCAGCCAAGAAGGTAGAAGACAAAGTGGTCGCCGAAGAAATCGAGGTCAAGAAGACTGCAGCTAAGACCGCTCGGAAGACCAAGGAAACCGTCAAGAAGGTTGAAGCCGCAGCGAAGAAGCCTGCTGCCAAGCTGGAAATCATTGTCCAGTCTCCGATGGGCGGCAATATCACTGCAGAAGAAATCGCGGCAAAGCTGCCCAAGGGTGCTGAAACCGTGTTTGTCCGGGTCGACCAGAATAAGCTCTGGTGGATCAAGGGCGAAGAAACCGGTTCAGTTGATATCTGGGATTGATTTCACGCCAAATTAATAAGAACGCTCGCACCGTAGTCATCATACCGGTCGCGAGCGTTTCTTTTACGGTTATACATTTTCTTGCTGTCAACGGTCTTGGTAACAGGACTGAAGTTCCACATCGTCCGCCGTTGACGGTTCAGTTCCCTCTGAGCTTTCTTGCTCATTTTGTCCTTCGGGACAAATCTTACCATGATTATCACTCCCTTCTTCATGGTTTGAAATCAGTATATCACAACACGGCCTGCCAGACCAACCCGACAGATTGTCGGGTGAAAATTCAATAAAAATCGTTTATTCTTAAGTGCGGGAGGTGTTGATGATGGCGGATATTGGTACAATTATCTGGATCTGGTTAAAAAACAATGGTTGGACGCATAAGATGCTGGCTGAACGACTGAATGTCTGCGAATCAGCCGTACAAAAATGGATTAAGGGAAAGCGTCACCCGGATTCTGAAATGTTAAAGCGCCTGAGCGAAGTGATGCTTATCGATATTCAACATTTCTACGAGCCTGATTATTTACCTGTTCTATATGAGAGAATTGACGATTTTGTCCCTCCGTGCATGTATGGGGATATATTCATTGAGTTCATGAGAAAGCTAGGCGAGGAAATACCAGAAGACTTGATTAAGAATCCATTGCCGCGACAGGACTCCTGCCACGAAGTATACGACGCAGGCCTTTATAAGGGAGCAAAGCTTCATCGCTTCAAGAATCATGGAGGAGCAGAATGCTCTGCTATTTATCTGTACGGAAAAGAGGTGTGGTGGCATTACAGAGATCATGAAAATCAGATGATCTATGATTGGAACGCCCAAGCAAAGGAGTACGCCTATGACAGATGATCTGATTAGGAGACTCATCGCAGCCGGACTGACAAAGCAACAAGCCTCCAGCACCACAGCTGAAACCCTTGTCCGACTCTTCATGCCGGAAGACGGAAAGATGTTGATCCGGGAAGCGAAGCAGCAGGTCGCAGAGATGCAGGCAACGGTCAAAGCGCTACGGAAAGAATATGATGACCTTTCCGCAAAAATAAAGCAGATTTCCGATAACGTTCTGGCTGCCATCGACGCACAGAAAGAGTTTGGCTCCATCACGGACGAGAAGGCACGTAACGCCATCGCCCTTTACAGCGCTTTGCTTGGCATGAATCAACGCGCCGGAGCAGACGGGATGGAAGCTGTACGAAATGCAGGTTATATCATGTATGCCTATCTAGGCGGACAGGCTCGACGGGATATAACATACACACAGGAATAATTCCGAGATTGGCGGCACCAGAGCGAGAAGCTCTGATGCCGCCATTGTTATTAACTGTGCCAATCGCAACGGTAGTATTCTTTTTTGATCTGTTTGCCGTGCATAGTTGCCTGCCGTAGGTAATACCGCACCATTTCAGGGGAACGCCCCATAATGTCGGCGATCTCCTCAACACTGAGATTCTCTTTTACTTTCAGCGTTATGGCTTCCGTGTACAGCGAGTTGACATCGCTGAGCATCTTGCATACGTCTTCGAGCTCCCATTGGTTATGCAAGTTACGGATTTCAGGGCTTTCAGTTGACCGGGAATGCGATACTTTGATTTCGTCATCATATACGATTTCCCGCATCTCATGCTTGTCCCGGCATTCCGGATAAGGGCAATGGGAGCACTTGTTCTCTTCAGGGCAGATGATCGTGGGACGAAGTTTCCCAGGGATCAGGCAGCGAACCTTCCGACTCTCCTGCGAATGTTCCGTGTTGATCTTCTTCCAGAAATCCTCTGCCAGATCTTCATTTTCAGCAACGAAGTACAAAACCTGGTACTTCAGGGGGCTTGGTCCAAAGGGAAGCGTCCACCTGGCGGTCTTATTGACTCCGAAGGTTTTCAGATCCCTTTCATCTTTGACTCTTACCGGAAACAGGAAGAAATTCTTCCCATTCTCGTCAGTAAACACCTTATGACGGAAATTGGCACTCTGGTCAGTCCCATCGGGGTAAGCGATACCGTTCTTAATTGTCATTTAGATTTACCTCGTCTCTTTCCGAGGCGAGATAAATCCCGTAAGCCAGCTTAATCATAGCGGCCACCTTTCTTCAGCGGTAATCCCGCCTCTGTCGGTGGCCAGCGGAAAGCAACGCTGGCGCTTTCAACATGTGCCCTCCCCGCAGCCGCTTTCACCTGATAGCTCTTCAGGGCACTGTAGCTTGGGCGTGTTCATCATCTCCTGATCAGGGAGATGGGTCTTCCCGCATTGATCGTCGCCGGAGCGACCGGCTGGATCATGAGCGGTACAAGGAGATTCAGAAGAATGTCTCTCTGATGGGGCTTCTGTAAATTAGTCAGAAGCCATTATGTCCAGGTCATCAAGAGCCCGATCATAATCTGATGGGGAAAGCTCTTCTATTGAGGAAACCCCATAATGCTCCTGCAGATAGCGGATAACTGCTTCTTCACCGCACTCATCACATGCAGCGTGAGCCGTGTTCTGCAAGGTATCCACCCAATCCTGATCCTTCAATCTTGTCATTCATTGCCTGCTTTCTGCCTATCCCTTGGCCTTCGGGAACCGGCTTCATTTGCCGTGATCTAAATCACGCAACAATTAAATCAGAAGGCAAAATGCATGTAAAAACTTGTCAAGTTGGCGAGAAAGCTTTGATTTTACAGCATTTTTCCAGTGCAAGAGCAAAAAAAGCACCCCCCAACGACTGATATCCAGTCATTTAGGGGATGCCTGCCAACTCATCAAGTTGAAAACTTTTATATTTTTTTAGTTTGCGTGCCGATCTTTACTTCCTAGTGGTTCAAGATCAGATGCTTCTAGCATCCTATTAAAATCAGTAATGCTTATACCAGGGAACATCTCCATTATTCTAAATCGCGTTCTATCCGGTTCTTCATAAAGATGTAATCGGTTTTCCGACTTGTCAAACACCTTTTCTGTCAAGCGTGCTCGAAGCCCCAGCCCAACACAAAGCGCCATCAGTGTATCGCTTTCCATTTTGTTCGCGCTTTTTTGATTATTCTTAATTCTGCCATAGTAGTTTTCATGAATAAGAGTATTCTCATTCAAATCCAATCCGTTCTGCCAACCCCGTCGTTCAATCAAATACCATAAGCAATTGCAAAGGGAGCAATCTTCATCGCCCAGTTTTCTCAGCAATTCTTTTTCTTCTTCATCATCATATGCAGAATCCAGATTTGCCCTTGCATTTCTATAAGCAGCAACGACATCAGCATTATCCAGACCTTCTTGGAGCGCAGACTGCATTTTGGGCGAGAACGCTATTATTCGTTGATCGATTTCCCCAGGCTCTGTCTTAAAAAGAACAGCATAGTTTGCCAAGTCCTCCTGGATGTATTTGTAAGTGACAAGACGCTGTTCTGTGATATTAATTGCGCATTGAGGCAGACAAGTCCGTGCTAATTTTGTCAAATGGTATTGACCATTCTGTGCGGTTACGTATTTTTTATCCGGAAGTACAAAGTAGCCGTCGACAAAAACAAAACCTCTGGTTTCAACCCAGTCTTCAAGTATTACATTGCTCTTTAGCAGCGCAAACGCATCTTTACGGCTGAGAGGGATATATTCTTTTGATTTGTTAATATCTGCAAAAACATCGCTATAATCAGTATACTGTATAAGTTTGCTTTCAAGCCCTACTTCCAACAACCGGATCTTAACTGATCCCCGGGAGACAATAAAAAACTCAGCAAGTTGGTGAATCAGCTCGTCGCAGGAAGAAACTTCTTCTATCAGTTCAGTTGCTTTCTTTATAAATGTTTGTTTGGGCATCAGAATTCTAGGAGCCAATCTATGTGCTTGCCATTCAAGCCACTGTACTTCGTTGCGTTTTGTCCTTTTGCCGCTTGGCGGTTCATAATTCGTCCGGGATTGACGGCACATGATCGGATATAATTGCTCTTTTGCTTTCTTGTTTTTCGCATCGAGAATCCTGAAGTACATCCGATCCTTTTCCCAATGCAGCATTTCATGGATAAGAGTATTGCGTTTGCAGCCTTCCCCATATATCCATTCTGACATAGGGTCGAATACTAAAGTTCCCGCAGGAAAAGCGACAGGTGTATATGTATCAGTATCTTGATTATAAACTTGAACGTAACCATCAAGCAGAAGACAGCATCCAAAAACATCCAAATCTCTCGACAAAGAAGCTGTCTGAACAGTTAGGCCTGCATCCTCTATGATGCGATCCACGGGAAGAGGCATCGGTCTCAACAGAGCTTCTTTGCAATACTGACTAAGAAATTTTGTCGCATAATCGTCCAGGCGATTCGCCCCAAGGATTAGTGCACCAGTTTTCTTGTTAACATCATAAACATCTTTTGCTGATGGCTTCTTATCCATGCTCTTCTTCCTCCCCATCAGCGATATAATCCAAAGGCATCTCGTTTAATAGCTGTCGTGCTTCTCTCCAATTGGGACAGTACTGCTCCACTAAGGCTCTGAAATGATTTGTGTGGTTTTTTTCCAGAAGATGAACCAGTTCATGTGTAATAACGTACTCTAGGCATTCTACTGGTTTTTTGACAAGCTGAAGATTGAGTAGAATCTTTTTTTCGGGAATGTTACACGATCCCCAGCGTGTTTTCATGTACTTTATGTTACAAGCATTAGTCTGCACCCCGACTCGCTCTTCACATTGTTCCAGAACCCCGGGCAGTATCCGTTTCATCTCACTGCGGTACCATTCTGTCATGGCCTTCTCCCGATTTTCTTCAGTTGCTCCGTCCGGAACGGTCATAATGATCTTCGTTGGTGTTTTCTCAAAATGATAGCGGTGTCCTTCATAGACAACCTGAAGCATATATGGTTTTCCCCATAAATAACACGTTTCTCCAGAAACGTATTCGCGCTTAGTCTGGCGAGGTTGAGCCAACATGTGATCTCGTACTTTAGTGATCTCCGGAATCTTACGAAGAACAAAATGCCGAATGGCTTCCAGTGAAGCATCCTTAGGCGTACTTACAGTTATTGTCCCCTCAGGTGGATTCACCCGGATGTATAAATTTTTCTGATTGGTTTTTCGGATTAATTCTATCGGTAATCCGCCAATCACTATCTTTTCATTACTGATCATATTCCTCCTGGATCTTTGCCAATTCAAAGATCTCTTCAGTTTTTGTCGTTGCCTCACTTTCTGAGAGTCCTGCATCAATCAATCTGGAATATATAGCGGATCGGACATTCTGCTGTTTTTGAAAGTTTTCACGCCAGAAGGGTCTGATGCTAATGCGGATAGCATGATCAATATCAGTGGCTAAGCTGGCATCAGATTCCAAGAAGTCGTACAGTGCTCTTCTTGCACTGCTGTTTCTAATCTCTGGAGGATAAGAATCGCCTTCTTCCGGATGAAGAATGGCCTGGGCTAACTCAACAACCTGACGAAGATATTCTTCATAGCTCATAGCCTCAATTTTCCGCTGTTGAATCAAATCCTCCAGCATTTCAGAAAGCTTGCCATAATAAACTTCATTGGAGCTCAGCTTTTTCACAATCTCATGTTTAAGATTGTTCTCAATTGTTTCTGCCTTTGCTGTATCATCTCCAGGAAGATCTTTAACCAGATCCGCAGGTGTGGTGGTTTTCCCCTCAAGAAGCAACTCTACCAGAGACATATCTGCCATGCTGTTTACAACTTTTGAATCATCAGCACGAATATACGTATCCAAAATATAGCGCATGTCAGCTTCATATGGTTTTTGATCTATGTAGTCACAACTAGCAAGCTTTATCATTTCCTTAATTCGATTGTAGCCAGCAATTTCTTCGCGTAGTTCGTTTACTTGTCTCTCTGTATATCCATAGTCTGATACAAGCTTGTTACAGCAACTAGCAAAAGAGCGGGTCAGGGATGCCGTTAATGCATATAGTGTATCTCGACGAGCTCGTCTTTCTTCTGATTCGCTAAATTCACCACAGAAATAGTCTATATAATTTGCGTCAGACCTTGGAGCTTGGACTCCCGACAGAAGATCTTTGAGTGCCTCCAATGAACTAGCCATCTCGGACTTGGCTTCATCATACCGATCTTTGATTAATCCTTTGACATCTTCAGGATCGTACCCATCGAAAGCTTCACTGGTGTAATCATGAACTGCAGACTGAATATTCCGGAACAAATCCATATAGTCCACAATATATCCATAGTCTTTGTCCTCTCCATCAGGGCGGTTAACCCGGCAAATGGATTGGAAAAGATCATGGTCGCGCATGCTCTTATCAATATACAAGTAGGTAGCACTAGGAGCATCAAATCCTGTTAACAGTTTATCCACGACAATAAGAAGCTTCATTTTTGCCGGAGTCTTCCTAAACATTTCCTTAACTTCAGCTTCGAATTCAGCCTGTTTCTTGTCACCTAGCATCCTTTCATAGATTCTCTTTTTATATTCTTCTTCGCTTTCCTGGGCAAGATCGGATGTTGCTGTGCGAACACTAGCTGTCGTCGGTTCATAGGATGTTACAACAGCACACTTTGTAAAACCGTGTGACTGAAAGATTTCCCAATATTTGCAGGCTTCATAGATGCTATTTGCTACCAACATTGCCGTTCCGCGATTATTTGCGAGGCGTGGTTTTCCGACAGAATCATTCATGTCAAAAATAATATCGGCAGCAATGCGCTCTAAACGTTCTTTTGAACTATACAGTTTACTTATTGTAGTCCAGCTTTGCTTCAGTTGTTGCTTTGCTCTTTCAGTAAGACCCTGAGTTTTTATCTCAAACCATTGATCTATTCTATCCGGGCTTGAGAGTTCCTGATTAACGTCACGGGCTTCATAACGCAAGTCAAGAACAACACCATCACGAACACCCTCATTAAACTTATATGTATGAATGTAGGTTCCAAAAGTCTCTAGACTAGTCTTCTTGTCGGTTTTCAAAAGAGGTGTTCCAGTAAAACCAATCAGAATTGCATTTGGCATCAGCTCGCGTACAGCAGTATGGAGCTTACCTGAATTTGTACGGTGACACTCATCAATAAATCCAATGATATTCCCCTTTGCTTCATAACCATGGGGTAGCGCCGCCCGAAGTTCTTTCACGTACTGGTCAATGTCTGCTTGCTTTCCTGCGTTGTGCCCATATTTATGAATCAACGAACAGACAATAGAAGCTTCGTTTTTGTTCAGAATCTCTCTTAGGTCGTTGCAACTTGTTGCTCTCTGAACATGGGTTTCACCAACATTATGAAATATGCCTTCGATTTGATCGTCCAACTCATCACGGTCAGTAATGATAACTACTCTGCTGTCATCGATATTTTCTCGAATCCATTTTGCCAGCCATACCATGATTAGAGATTTCCCTGAGCCCTGTGTATTCCAGATGATGCCACCTTGACCATCTCGAATTCTCTTCTGTGCAGCAAGGATTGCAAAAAACTGATTATGCCTTGCCGTCTTCTTGATTCCTGCATCAAAAATAACAAAGTCATGAATCAGCATCATCAAGCGATCATGCTGGCAAAGGGAAATAATGCCATTGCGCAGGCGGTTAGTTTCTCTTGCCTGCATAGCACGAATACTTACCGACAAATCATCAGTAGCACGTTCGTCTTCACGCCATTGGAGATAGTACTTCTCTTCCGTTTCGATAACGCCATACTTTAGACCTTCAGCTTCGTTGCCAGCCATAAGCAATTGCATAGTGCTAAAAAAGCTCTGTATATTCTCTTTCTTCTGATTGGTCAGCATTTGGCGAATGCCTTCCCCAACAGAAACAAGAGATCTCTTTAGCTCTATCATACCAACAGCAATGCCGTTTATATACAAAACTAGATCTGGTCTTTTCTTTGTAACCTGATCGTAGCGAAGAACAGATACTTCTTCAGCAAGATAAAAATCATTTTTAGAAGTATCTGTCCAGTCAATGTAATGCACTGTCACACGGTTCCCGTGCTCGTCGCGGATGCCTTGGTCACCATAGCGAAGCTTCTCATAAACCGCTTGGTTAACAGAGTATAGTTCATCTGTCTGATTAGCAGCAAGCCTCACCAAATCAGCTATTGCCCGCGTAATTACATCCGGGCTATAACCTCTGTCAATCAGATTCTTGCGTAGAAGATCCTCTTTGACAGGTGTATTAATTGTGTCCGTATAGTCACCGAGAAAGGTGTAGTGCAGATCATTGATCAGCCAACCCTTAACTCGGTCCTGCAGCCTCCGTTCACTATCAACAGACATATGCATCCTCCTTACACAGCAAGCCGTACACGCCCGGTCAACAGATCATCCATGGCTCCTTCGCGGATTTGGATCATTTTTTCACGTTCAGTCTTGAGCGCTTGTATTTCTTCATCCATGGCTGTAAGAGCATCAGCAATTGCTTTTTGTTCTTCAAAAACCGGAACCCGAATTTGAATTGCAGCAAGGTTTTTCTTTGAAATCTCTAAAAAAGTTGTTCCAATAGCCAACGATAGCATTGTGTTCTTCATTGTTTTCAAAAGATAGGCCATAAATACATTATGATATCCGATCTTACAGATCAAATTTTTAAATCCTTGGTTTGTTGTCATGGGTTTTGTCGCAATAGCAAGATCGCCAATAGTCGCTCTTGTACACAATAGAATTGTTCCCTCTGGCAACATGGTTGCTGATGAATTCTCAAGTCCTGCTTCAGTTATCATACGTTCAGACGAACTTATATACATACCAGAAAGTTTTGTTATTTCGCCAGGAGTAACCCATACTATATTTCCATCCCAATAACGTGGATTTGTCGTACTAGGGGTTCCTCCCTGCAGAATGCTCACGCAATTTCCAACTGTAGTAGTTTCCCACTCCTCGTTAAATCCATTCAGTCTTGTCTTTCCGCTGACAAGGTCTTCTAGCGCCCCATCACGGATTGCTTTCTTTTTTTCGATCATCTGGAACAGTTTATCAATATAGTTTTCCATGCTAGTTAGTGTATTGGCAATGGCTCTTTGTTCTTCAATCGGAGGGAGCGGTATTTCTATTTCAGACAGAGCGCGGCCTGTAATCCCTGCTCGTGTAGTATATTTGCATCTCTTACTGATTTCTTCACGGACTCTTTTTGTCAAAAAGCAATATTTACAGTATTCTGGGTCTAGCCAGTTATTACGTGGTCTTGCTCGAAGCACAAATCCGTTAAAAACGCAATTAGGCACATCTTCTAAGAGAACAGCACTATATCCTACTTCTTCAGGAGTTTCTGAAGTTCTTGTGAAGAAAACATCGTTTTTCTTTACTGCCAGCTTACGGATTTCGTCTTCAGCAAGTCTAACTCGACCTTTTATGTCGGCAGCTGTAAGGCCATTAAGTTTATATACCTCTACGTAGCTTATAAAAGGTGTTCCTTGCCCAAAGTATTCTTTCCCCTTGCTAAGGCCATTCTTAAAATCAAACACATCACCGATTTTTATAGTTGGCCACGGCTTTACCATGTATATCCCATCCTTTCAAGCGCTCGCCGTACCGCCTCTTTCGCCCTTGTTGTTTGACTCTCGATCTCGCCCAGGGTATGTTCGTATCGCTTAGCAATCATAACAACCCGAGAAGCATATTCTTTCAAAACATGATCAATCTCGCTGTTAATATCAGTGTGAAGACGAGTCATCCATTTCTCATCAAAGAGCAGGTGCTTTATCTCATCAACGGTTAATTCGGCATACTTCGCTAAAACAAGATCGTCTAGTGCCTTTTGTGCTGCCTTTATTTCTTTTCCAATCATATCGCTAGATTCTTGGTTATTACGGTAAGCAATCAATGCTTCATATTCATCACGGTAGATTTCCGGTAATACCGCATCATTTATCGCGGTCTTAAGTGCAGCTTTTATTTTTGCTTTTGCGAAAGAACCATTCTTGTTTCGAAGCCCAAATGCTTCAACAGACGGAGTTTCTTTGACTAAGGACTCCATCTTATCAGAATCATCAGAATCACACGCTCTCATAAGTTCCGATAATGCAATCATCTCTGGAGAAGACTTTTTTGTTTCCAGCTCCTTGATACGTTTTGCCAAATTTCCTTTTGGCAATTCGCCTTTATCTGAAAGGACTTCTTTTAGGAGGCCATCATCGCCAGATTCTTCCTCCCGAACTTCCTCCAAATCAGATTCGATCTGGTCTTGTTTTTCCATAAGTTCAGCAATAATTCTCTGTTCGTCTGCAAAATAAACTCGCTCAATGATTGACCGAGGAATAAGTGCCCCTTCAAACGACTTTAACTTTGATTTGTCCTCAACTGTAATCTCATCGCCATTCTCATCTTTTTTCTTTTTTGTTGCATAAACATATTCAATATCACGAGCAGTTTCATACCCATATGCTTTGATAGCATAGACGTCATCCTGCAACTTCTCGTTCCAATAGTTTAACAGGCAATCATAGATATCATAATTATCCAGGAATCTTGATTCTGAATATGCTTCCAGGATCAATGAACCAAGTATACGAATAAAATTTTTGGGTTCAGTTTCTTCAGTAATGCTGAGCATATGGCTCTTGACTTCATCTCTCCAAAGTTCGAAAACCTCGGTTCCTTCCTTTTGTTTTTCTTCTTTCAGTTTAGTGTCCTGTTCAAAGATGGTCTCAATCTTATCTGAAGCCAATGCAAGTTGATAGATTTTATTAGTAGAATCAACACATGTAAATATTGCGTCTTTCAGTTCGGGTGAAACTACCCAGATTTTTTCCAATGTATCAATATCGTGTTTTGGTATTCCTCCTTTGAGATGTGCTGCGATATTCTGTGGAAGCGAATCATCAATTTTGTGAATATATCTTGGCACATTCATGTTCCCATCGTTATTTTCAATTATTTCTGAATATGGAACAAAACGAGAATATCCTTTAATTTCTTCTTGAGCGCCATATACACGCACAATCTTTTCTATATCTTGCTCACGCAGACGATTTTTATTGCCTTCCTTTTTAAAGCCACTACTTGCATCAATGAAGAAAATGCCTTCTCGTTCGTCTGCATGCTCTTTATCAATAAACACAAGGCAAGCAGGAATACCTGTACCATAAAAAAGATTAGCAGGCAAACTGACGATACCCTTAATATAATGTGTCTCAAGAACTGCCTTCCGAATTGACTCTTCAGCATTTCCTCTAAAGAGAATCCCATGAGGCATAACAATCCCTGCCTTACCACGATCCGGATCAAGACTTTTAATCACATGTAAGAACCAAGCATAGTCACCGTTCTTTTCCGGAGGAATCCCAAATCCATCGAAGCGATGAAACGGATCAGCATCTGCTTTTAGCCCATCACTCCATGATTTATCCGAAAACGGTGGATTCATGACAATAAAGTCAAAGCGCCGCAACTGACCAAATCTATCTTTAAACTGCGGATCAACCAATGTATTACCACGCTTGATCTCTCCATTTCCTTTTTGATGTAAGATCAAGTTCATCGTTGCTAAACCAGCGGTTGAGTGATCCTTCTCCTGACCAAAAATGGTCACAAGCGAATTGCCATCTTCACCAATAGGCGCTTCATCTGCAGCACGAATAAGTAAGCTCCCACTTCCGGCTGCCGGATCAAAAAGCGTCCAATATTTTTCTGGTTCAGGGCGAATTTTACCAATTCCAATTAGACGCGCAATAATACGAGATACTTCACTTGGTGTGTAGAATTGCCCTTTGCTCTTTCCAGATTCCTGAGCAAACTTCATCATAAAATATTCATAGGCATCGCCGATGATGTCATCACCACTAGCACGATTAGTACGGAAATCAATAGCCGGATTCTGGAAAACTCCGATCAGGCCTGAAACTTTGTCTACAAGTTCTTTGCCGGAACCCAACTCATCCGTGTTGATAAAACTCACCTCAGGCAAAGCTCCTTGCAGATGGTTATCCTCCATGAAGCGCTGAATTATCTTGTTTACGCGTTCGCCAACATCTGCTTTACCTTTTGCTTGAACAAGTGCATCAAAAGACGTTTCAGGTGTCACCTTGAACATAGCATAGGGTTGTCCCTTATACCTGTCAGAAACATATTTATGAAACAGCAGCACCAGTACATAATCCTTGTACCGAGCAGGCTCTACGCCACCCCGAAGTTTGTTGCAAGCTTCCCAGAGCATTGAGTAGAGTTCTGATTTCTTCACAGCCATACCTCTTGTCTCCGTTTCGTTGTCGTTAGTTGTCAGTCTTTGGCTTATTTGCTTTCAGCACGTTTGGTACCTTCCTGCTGATTTGCCCATGCATCGAGCTCGGAATACTTAAATCTCCACGCTTTTCCAATCTTCTGGGCTGGGATGTCTTTGCCTTTCCGAATCCAATCACGAATTGTTGCCGGTTTAACTCCAAAAAACTCGGCTGCCTCATTAATGTTTATCCATTTCTCTTCTGCGTGCTCAATCATGGTTTCACCTCATGTCGGTCGGTTTTGGTTATCAATAACCAGTCTCAATTATACTTCAAAAGTCAGTTTTTTTCAATTGTTTGTCTGCGTTTTTAGATGTTTATAGCGGTTTGCGTGGTGCCCCGTACGTGCGCCTCTGTTGCCCCTCATCAGCCCGGGTTGAACACAAACCCGACCGGTACGGCGTAGGCGGCACGTCGGGCCAAAAAGGGCCGAAAAAAGGCCGCTTCGATTGAAGCAGCCTACTGTCACACGATTCTCGGTAAACTATCACACGTTCCCATTGTACGGTCACACGATTCATTTCCAGTATCGTGTGACCGTTTGGCTTCGTGTGCTGGTATGCACCTATTTGCCTAGATCTCCATGAAATCCGGCCCTTTTCGATGATCAAAACTACAGCCGAGAACAGACTCGAATCCCGCAGACCTTTTGATTTCAAAGGCTCCGGGCCGTTTTTGCATTGTATCAATTTCTCCATGTTTAGGAACCCGGGAATGGCACGGTCGATACAAGAAAACGATGCACCCCACTCGCCTTTCTGGGGTGCAAATAGGTGCAAGACCTATCGAGTGGGGTGCATCGTGTGATCCGTATGGGGTGCATCAGTCAACCTGGATCTCTTCGCCGGTGCTCAGCGTAAAGCGTACATCCTTTTTCCCATAAACCGTCACCTGGTCGATCAGCGTTGCCCAGAGCTCGGTGCTGAACTCTGAAACCGTATCGGGCATCTGCTCAACCGCATCGATGAAATCCGCAATCCGGCGGTTCCGCATTTCCTTATCCCGGATGCGAGTATCCAGCTTGGTCAGCTTTTCCTCCGCCTTCTTGTATTTTCCGGAAAGCTCATCGTACTGCTTGATGTACTTCACCTGATCCTGCGCCTCTTTGGCATTCCGGTCGATCAGGGCCTGCAGCCTGTCTGCGAGAAGGTTCCTTTCAATCTCCAAGTCAGCACGCTCCTTTTCCAATTCCTCTGTCCCGCAGACAAGGGTCTGCAATTCTCGGAGGTTGGTGATAATCTCGTCCCGGTCAATTGAAAGCTTCCGGCAGACCTTCAGGAAGTCTGCTTCAATCCTGTCCTCGTACAGATGCGGCATCCGGCAAATTTTGGTTCCCTTGTACTTGTTGTTGCACTGCCAGATGACCCGGCGGTATTTGTCGTTGCTGTGCCAGACCTTAGGCCCGAAGGTTGCTCCGCAGCATCCGCAGAAGATCTTCCCCGAGAAAATGGTCTGGCCTTGGAGCGGCCTGTTCTTTCTCCGGAGAATCTCATCCTGGACTCGTTTGAAGGTCTCCGGGGGAATGATCGCCTCGTGATCCTGCTCGATGTGGTACATGGGGACCTGACCTTGGTTCTTGATGGGCGTCTTATGCAGGAAGTCCAGCGTGTATGTCTTCTGAAGGATTTTGTCACCCATATAGGTCTCGTTCGTCAGGATTCCTGCAACCGTCACATCCCGCCAGTTCTTCTTACCTGCTGGTGTCGGTATGCCTTCCTCTGTCAGGATTTTTGCGATCTTGTTGTAGGAGTACCCTTCCAGAAACAGGCCGTAAATCTTTCGGACAACAACTGCCTGCTCCTTGTTGACAACCGGTGTTCCGTCAGGCCCTTTGTCATATCCGAGAAAATGAGCATACCCAAGGCTATACTTCCCGTCAGCTGCTCTTTTCCGCTGGCCCCAGCGCACGTTCTCAGAAATGCTCCGGCTTTCTTCCTGAGCCAGGCTGCTCATAATGGTCAGCAGAAGTTCTCCCTTGGAATCGAACGTCCAGATGTTTTCCTTCTCAAAATAAACCTCTGTCCCATGCTCTTTCAGCTTCCGAATGGTGGTCAGGCTGTCCACGGTATTACGGGCAAAGCGGCTGACCGACTTCGTTACGATCAGATCGATTTTGCCGTCCAGCGCATCCTCCACCATCTGCTGAAAGCCTTCCCGGTGTTTTGTGCTGGTAGCGGAGATACCTTCATCTGTGTAAACCCTGACGAACTCCCAGTCATTTCGGCTTTGGATGTAGTTAGTGTAGTAACTGACCTGGGCCTCGTAGCTGGATTGCTGTTCTTCCAGTTCTGTGGAAACCCGTGCATATCCGGCGACCTTTCGTTTCGTCCCGCTACTGATCGGTGCCGATGTGGTTCTGTCGATTGTTGCCGGTATGACCCTTACCTTTTTTGCCATGAACGTTTCCTCCCGTTAGTCATTTCAAGTTCCAGGTGATCATCGAACAGGACGATCCTTTCGACCTGCCGTTTCAGTTTGTGCTCGATCTCTTCCTCTCCAATGGCTGCCTGTACAGCAGTCATCAGTTCTGCATCCCGCCAGTTCTTACAATCGCAGTTCTTTTTGCTTCTCCTGGCATCACATGTCCAATACCGGAACTGGCCCTGTGCAGTGCTGTGCATGAATGCCTTTGACCCGCACTTCCCACACCAGACCATCCCGCTGTAGGCACTGGGGTTTCTCTTCTCATGAAGCTGATTCTTGCCGCGTTCCTTCCGCATTGCCTGAGCAGCAGCGAACGTATCCGGATCAATGATTGCCTCGTGATGATCATCCACGCGGTATTTAGGAAGCTCCCCATAGTTGATCCTCTGCTTGTGAGGCTTGTATGCATAAACCTGCTGGTAGATCTGGCATCCTGTGTATTCTTCATTGCTGATCATTTTTCGGATAGTCTGAGGAGAAAATTGCTTCGTTCCCCGGACACTTCTTATTTCCTTCTTATCCAATTCTGTTGCAATTTCCCGAAAAGACTTCCCGGAAAGATATTCCGCAAAAATAAACCGGACGATTTCTGCTTCGTCCGGTTCGATTACTCGTTCATCGCCCTCCCAACGGTATCCATACAGCTTCAGGTGGGCGTGTGGTTTTCCTTGCTCATAGTTTTTTCGCACTCGCCATTTGATGTTCTGCGATAGACTGATACTTTCCTGTTCGGCAAAGCTAGCCAGGATAGAAAGCATCACCTCGCCATCTGAAGTGAAAGTGTTCACGTGTTCACGCTCGAAGCGCACCTCCACGCCCAGTTCCTTCAGATGGCGAACCGTCGCCAGCAGATCAACCGTGTTTCTGGCAAACCTGGATATAGACTTCGTCAGGATGATGTCAATCTTTCCTGCTTCACAATCAGCGATCATTTCCTGAAAGCGCTCACGCGGCTTTGTATCTGTACCGGTGATGCCCGCATCAATGTAAACACCGACATACTCCCATTCTGGCGTTCTCTGGATCAGGTTGCTGTAGTAACTAACCTGCGCGGACAATGAATGCATCAGCTGCTCTGTATCGACAGAAACACGTGCATAAGCCGCCACTCTTTTCCGCTGAAACTGTTTGATCTGTCTGGTTTCAATCCGTTTTACGGTCGACATGTTGTCCCTCCTTTCCACGTTGCATTGACGCTCGCTCCTGGGAATTAGTCAAGTTATATTCGAGAATCAGGCCGTCAGAAACCGGCTTGTATTTCATCTTCATTTTCCGATCCATCCTCCAGTATTCACGGTTGGAAATTGTTCTCTCCATCAGCATTCTTCTCGTCTGAATCATGGTCAGGGTGTAATGGCACTCCCGCCGGAACTCGTGTTTTGACAGCTTCATGCGCAACCTCCACAGTGGATTCGTTACGTCGTATTAATCCTCTGTTTTCGGTAGCTTGCAAGTCCGTTTCGGTAATTAATCCGTCAGAAACAGGATGGTATTTCTGCTTCATTTTGTCGCGCATCTGGAAATATTCATTCTGGGAAATCAGGTCGTTCTGCAGCATGCTTCGGACATGACTCATCGTAACCGAAAAAAGGCATTCGTTCTGAAACTCCTGCTTCGTCAATTCCATCATTGCTCACCCCCGAACCGGTCACGGATGTAGCAATCATGAGAGCAGTATTTCCGGTTACGGCTGCCATAGGCCGAGAAGGTCTTCCCGCAGACAGGACACACGGATTGCCGGAGCGCTTCGCGCCGGAGCTGATTCGGATGAGAATTCCACCATTTATACCGGCAGGAATCTGAGCAGAATCTCTTTGTTTTCCGTCCCGGAATCTGCCGGATTTCTTCACCGCACTGCGGGCATGAAAAAACCGCCGCTGGCTGATCAGGTTCTTTCTGATCATCTGTGGCGGTCATTCGCTTCAGATAGGATTTAACCGTGTTTTCGGAAATTCCGATCTGTGCGGCGATTTTCCTGTACCCCAGTCCATTTTCGCTGAGACTGGCAATCATCTGTTTCTCTTGGGTCGTCATCGAGCAGTCCTCCAATCGTTTGATCGTTTGACTACTCACGCCCAAAAGTCAGGAAGTTTTATAAGTGAAGGAATAACGTAGAAGAATAGAAAATAAGATTTGTTTCATTTAATCCTGATACCCAGGTTATCCATCTTTTCCAATTCTTCAAATGGAACAATCACAGGATTAATCCCTCCCTGAGCATCTTCATCAATTCCGTTTGAATGGACATAGAAGTCGTTGTCCAGATTAATGAGCACGCGCAAACTGGGATCATGATAATAATCCATGCAGCGTACATCCAGATCCTTTATATTCCAGTCCTGATCAAGCGTAATACGGTACACGCCATAAATACCTCGCGAATTTGCCACAGCGCGTCCAGCCAAATAGATTTCTCCGGTTTCCGGATTTGTGGCCACATTACATCCCAAAACAACCCGATCCGCACTCAGGCTTTTCCGGAGATCTTCCTGTCCAGCATTGTTCAAGTGTGTGATTCCTATGGTCGGATACAATCCACTGCCTAAACGCATGACACAATACAGCCCACCCTGCTGATCCGGATAAAACGCTGTGCCTTCATCCAACTTTTGTTCCCATTGCAAAGTACCCTCCCGGAAGCAATGCAATGTATAGTTGCTGTTCATAAAACCGTTTGTGTATTTAACCGTCATCAGCCATATGCTTCCTGTCCTGTCAAACGCAAGACGAATTGGCTTGTTTTCGACATTGCTCAATGCGCAGCAATTATTGCCCATGCCATCATAAACCGTGAGTTCTTTCGACTTTATGTCCCGTATGGTAAAACCGCCGTATGTGTTTTCGACATCCACAAAACCTTCCGTAATCATTCGTGGATTCACCAAGCCATTTTCATCCCAGTCATAAAGTGTAACCCTGATCCAGTTTTCCTGCTGATCCGGCTCATCATGATCCTTTATCACAAGAATCTCAAGAATTCCGCATGTGCCGTCCAAACGAGGCACAGGCTCGTAAAACTGATTCCCGAGCGGATTATAGGCAACTTCCCGCAGGATTTGTCCGTTCTGAAACCAGGTATTGTGCCAGTCCAGGAATATATCTCCATATCGGTCAGACCAGGTATCAGCCACAGCATTGTTTCCATGCAGCATATAAACTTCAACCGGGGTAAAGCGGTCTCTTATTTCATATGCCGAAAAATCCGTCTGCTCTGCAGTAGCTGTACTGAACATCATCACAAACGCTATAATCGAAGCGACTATCACCGATAAAAAATGCTTCACGACTCAACCTCCTTTTTGCCGGGTATTCGGACAACACTGATCTATTGTTTTCAAAAGAGAACAATCAGTGCAGTCTCAGACCATGCCTGTCGCTCTCCGGCAGTGCATCAACCGGAATCAGTACCGGCTGCACATAGGTTTCATCATAGGTTCTGCAATACACATATGCGTCTCCGTTCGGTGCGGTGATCACCGAAAAGTTATAATCCTGATAGAAATCAACGTCGCGAACACTGATGGACTGCTGGTTCATTTGGCTATCCAGTTCCATCCGGAATACAGTGTATACTTGCCGGGAATTGGCCACTGCTCGTCCATATACTGTATATCCTCCGGTTTCCGTGTTATACAGAATGGCATGAATGGACTTGACAACCTTGTTCCCGGACAGCCGTTTTGTCCCAAGGCTTTTCCCTTCCATGTCACGGTGATCCAGAATAATATCCGCATAGAGATCGTCTTCCGATGTGGTCTCAGCCAAAATAAATGTCTGATCTCCGGCATAGAAAGCATTTCCGCCATAGAGCAGGTTCTGCTGCCAGATGATTTCTCCGTTCCGCACACAGAAAGCTGTACGCAATTCCGATTCCACCCGGACTATTACAAGATATGTGCCCGCGCCGTCTGTTGCATCCGGATTGGCGTACCATCCGGCAATCCTGCCTGGATCGTTGAATTCGTATGTCCAGATTTCATTGCCCGCAGGATCAAACAAGTGGGCAAAAACCGTGCCCTCATCTGTTTTTCTTACCGCGCAGACTCCTTTTGTATTTCCACGGACATCCTGCCATCTTCCTTCGATGCTTTTCTCCGTGATCAGACCGTCTTCACCCCAGCGGTAGAAGTTCAGGGAATTCGCGGAGATTGCTGCCAGGCCGACATCGCCATCCGGGAGTAAAAGGAATACACCCTCATACAACCAGCGCGAAGAATCACGGGATTTGCATTCGATCTCCCGGTATAGCTTTCCGTCCCGATACCATTGCAGGTATTTGCTGGCTGTGGAGTATCCTTCCGGATTCCATCCTGCCTTGGCCAGCATGTTATGCTCATCGATCCATACGGGCCTTTCTTCAACATATCGGTCTTTCAGGGTGTAATCCGCATACTTTGGATCAATGATCATTTCCCAGGCTGGTTCTTCCGTTGGCGTTCCGGTCTCTTTTATCTCTTCTGGAACGGATGCCACGTGGCTTTCGTCCACACAAATACTGCACGGAAGATAGAAACTGTTCTCCGGCTGTTCCAGTTCTTCTTTTGTCATGCTGACCGGCAGGGGAAGGTATTTGGGATGTACAACCCGGCAGTTCTGATCCAGATGGTAATATCTGCCGCCGTCCGGGTTGACCCAGTAAACAATTCCTTCTTCTGCATATGTACTCAGCGGCAGGATTGTGAACAGCAAAAGGAAAACAAAAATCAAGGTTTTGCAAATAATTCTTTTCATGAAACCATCTCCCCACGGCATTTCGTTGGCACTTTGCTAACCCAATTACCCAACCGGCACCCCGATCTTATATCCGCAAACGCTGCCATCGTGTGCATAAACGGCCACCTCGTACACCACACTGACTTCTGACCCGGCATCATATGGCATCAGGTTCAAATGCCAGAACGGGTTTTCAGGATCGCTTGTTTCATAGGAGAAATGCGGATAAAAGTGAGTTAACTGTTCCTCAGAAATTCCTGCTTCTTCCAATAGGACCTGGCAGGCAATGCGCCACGCCTGATCCTGTGAGATGGATTGCTCGTCCGGAAGTCCGACAGCCCAGGTATATGTCCCGATATCGTCAAAAAGCTGCGGCTCAATTTCCGCTCCATCCTGTAACATGCGCTGGTACAACTCATATTGTAATTCCACGGTATCAGCGTCTGCGCCTTCGCGAACCAGCGTTCCTTCAGAAGCTTGATTGACTTTTTCCAGGATTGCATTCACCTGGATACGTGATTCTTCTGTGTCTTCCATTATTTTTTCACCGGGTTTCCAGTAGTGATCCCATCTTGTAAGATCAAAGGATACTGTTACAGGAATCCGATTGTTTTCACTGTCCGTTATTTCTTCCGCGTATCCGGTCAGTGCACTGCATGTCAGCAGTATAAGAATCATTACACCAAGGCATTTTAATATCCGTTTCATCTCCATCTCCTCCAATCGTTCTAACCAAAGGATAAACCGTTTATTATCCGTTCGTTACGCAAGAAAAATACTGGATCTGCCAGTCAGGCTCCAATCGGACAACAAAAGTGATCCATCCATCGTTTTCATTTTTCGGGATACCGTCGATCTTTATCCAGATCTGGCCGTCAAGCTCTTGTTCCCAGTCCACTTGCATTTCTCGAATCGTTTTGCTCATTCCCGGATTCACTGTTTCTAGGAAATTCACTAACCGGTCTGATATCTGCTGAAGAGCCTCTTCATCCCTGACATATTTTCTGCTGTTGTTAAGGTCCATGCTCAGCCAAGGAGCATTCTCGTCCTGCAGTTCGAGTAATGTCCCATCATCATCAAAAGTACAGTACTGATAGACTCTGGTACCCACAGTCTGTCCATTCTGAATATAAGGTGTGCTGGCTGATTGTATTTCCTCCTGGCTATAACCTGCCAGCTCCCAGATGCTTCTTTCATAGGCATCCATATCCGACGGTTTTTCCCTCTGGTCATGCGACGAAATCATTCGCATTGCATCCATATCACTGGAAATGGAAGTCCGAAAGTTTATCGTTTCACTCGTACAAAATGCAGCGATCAGGCACAGCGAAGCAAGAACAGCAAAAGAAATCGTCAGCCAGCGTTTCGTTTGCCTGTCGGCCAGCACCGTAAGCAAACGGTTTTTCAGCCGTTTTCCCGTCATGGTCATCCCGGTAGCCATAACACCCAGCCCGGGCATGCTTTTCCTTGCCGCCGCAAGAACCAAGACATTGGCGTATTCTTTCCGCTCTGATTCATTCATCGGCCCGGTTACCCGGTCATCACAGCGAAGTTCGCTGTCCGTTCTGCTCATGGAAGCCGCGATCCAGACCAGCGGGTTGAACCAATGGATGGCACAGCAGAAAAGCCGCAGCACTCCCCAGAGATGATCTTTGTTTTTCAGATGGCAGACCTCGTGGGTCAGAACATTCTTCACATCCTGCGAAGCAGTAATAAGGGGAAGAACGATATAAGGCCTGAATACGCCTACCAGGCAGGCTCCGGGCACCGGATCAGTAAAATATACCGGTACAGGCTTCACTTTTCGTTCACTGCATAGCTGCAGATAGAGTTCCTTCAGTTCACCGGATATTGCTTCAATCCGATTATTCCTCAGGGCTTTTCTGAATTTCACATTTTTATAAATGAACCACAACAGAATTAATGCACATCCAGACACCCAGATCCAGGCAAGCATAGCAGGATAGCCGTTATAATCTACCCCGACAGCTACTTTCTGCATATCAGAGTAAGCCTGTCGGTTACCGGCCTGCCAGAAAACTCTTCCCAGGTCACCGATAGCATCCACCACCCGTACTTTGACCTGACCGGCGATCGGCCGGATTGCAGTATCGTCCAGAAAAGCTGGCCGGATCTCATGAATCAACGGATTGGGCAGAGTCAGGGGAACCAGCAGCCGAAGAGCAATCAGCAGCCAGCCAAAGCAAATCGCGGTATTACCCATCTGTTTCCGGAGCAGTTTCCTCAGTGGAATCATCAGCAGAATCGCGATTGAAGCCATAATGTTTGCTTCAATCAGAAAATTGAAAATCATTGCAGAACGCATCGCAAAAAGACCTCCCATCTATACAGACGATTCAGGAGACATCAATTATTTACGCGGTTTACTTTTTTTCTCCGCGCATGACATTCAGGATTTCCTGAAGATCATCCTCGGAAAGATCTCCGCTGTCTACCAGATGATTGACAAGCAGGGATGCTTTTCCCTTGAAAACATGATTCAGGAATTTGTGTGTTTCCTCCGTAGATGCTTCCTCCCGGGTAATCAGCGGGACATATTTCTTCGCCCGCGCGGAGTCATCCATACTGACAGCGCCTTTTTCAGTCATCCGCTTCAGCAGGGTAATCACCGTCTGGCGTGTCCATCCTGTTGCCGGTTCAAGTGTTGCAGTTATTTCTCCCATGGTTTGCGGGGCATGATCCCATAAGCACTCCATGATTTTCCATTCCGCTTCCGTTACCTGTACAGACATCAATCATCCCTCCAACGAAAATAGTCGACACGCGTCTACATTTGTTAGTATACACGTGTCGACTAAATGTGTCAAGCCCTGATTTGTTTATAGATTATTCCAACTCAGCCAGACCCCAGATTGGCATGTTCAACAATCACATCAACAATGTTCTCTTCGCCGGTCTCATGGTCAATGACTCTCTGGAATTGTACCCTGTAGCCATCTGACAGGAATTCCGGATCTGTTGTGAACATAATATCCCACATTAGCTGCGTCGCTTTTGTTTCAATATCTTCTTCATCATCCAACTTCTGGAAGAGATATCCAACCTTATAGTCGCCCAATTTTTCCAATGCGTCTGCCCCATATTTTTCGGTGATAAATCTTTTCGCATCTTCCAGTGCAACAGCATATTCTTCCGGTTCCGGTATTGCATAGGGTAAGCCATATAGTCCACCATATACTTCTACTTTAACTTCATCCGGCCAGAAGTGCGTTACTTCACCATATTCAGATACTACCTGTTTTTCCTTTTCAAAATTAGCCTGTATTTCATTATACTTTTCTACGGTGGCCTCATCCGGTTTTTTGTTTATTACTACAAGATGATCCGGTTGCGCGTTCTCTCCATGCAAGTCGAAGGTTACAGTGTAGCCTTGCAGTTCATCATCATCGGAATTTGGAATGAAGTTAATAAACCACGATGGTATACCTGTTTCTGAATCCTCATCACAAAGGAATCCAAGAGCAGCTGTGACTGTCCAAGATTCGTTACTTTCTGATGGCAAGTTCACACGATAAGTATTATTCAGAATCTGCGCAGCAAGGATTCGTGCCTGTTCTTCCTGCAATTCATCTTCTTTCGGCAGTATATAGGCATTATGTTCCCAGGCACCGACAGCAACCATCATTTCTCCATACCAGTAACTCTGTTCCGGTGTCCATGAATCCTCACCAAATGCTGCACGGCAAATTTCCTTTATGGTATCTCCTTCCCAGTAGCCGTGTCCTGCTTGAAAAGCCTGCACAATCTTAGAACCTTCGTCCAGAGTAATTCCGTTTTCATTCAATGTTCGGATCAAATCCGCCAGTTCTTCATAGGTATAATTCTCCTGGTCATTGTTCTGTGCCACCGGTACAGCAACCTGTTCCACAATTTCTTTCGGTGACAGCAGCGCAACGGCTAGTGCCGCAACCGCAATCAGCAGCAGCACAATGACCAAAACCATGCTCAGTGTCAGTTTCTTTTTCATCGGTTTTATCTCTCCCTTCTCAGCGTTCATGATCCGCTGAGCCAGGAAAGGATTCTCCTGTAGACCGGAAAGACGCCGATCCACAGCATTCTGGAAGATCTCTCTTTCTTCAGCTTCACGCATCGGAATCCCTCCTTTCCAGTAATCCGCGAAGTTTGTCTCTTCCCCGTTTCAGCCGTCCTGTGACGGTTGACTGGGACACGCCCAGCGAATCCATGATTTCCTGTATGCTGAATCCCTGATAGTAAAACAGCAGAATCACTTCGCGCAGTTTGATCGGGAGCCGCATGACGGCTGTGATCAGTTCCTCATCTCTTTCCTCAAACGGGACTGCCGCTTCAGGAAGCATCTCCGGTGTGATCCGACGGTCAAAATGCCGGAACCATCCGGAATGATTCATATCGTAGCAGGTATGAATGGCAATTTTCATGATCCAGGTCTTGATACTGCTTTGGCCATGAAAACTATTCAATCCCCTGTATACCTTCACAAACGTTTCCTGCACAGCATCCTCCGCCAGTGTCTTGTCGCACAGGTAGAGGAAACACATCCGCAATACAGATCCCTGATACTGCGCTACCAGTTCTTCAAAATCCGGGTTTTGAGCTTTGTCAGGGCCCTTGACATTGCTCATGTGCTTTCACCCCCTTCGCTAATACAGACTGATGAGCGGAAGATAATATTTCATTTCTTGGAAAAATCCGGCTATGGATATCATAGCCGGAAAAAGCCGAATCATTCAACACAGTTACACTGGAAAACTCAGGGTTTGTATTTGTCTATGTCAATCATCCGTTTCCATGCAACTCCAGCTTTACTACGAGTACATTGCCGTCTTCATCCAATATAGCGTATCCCTTCGGATTCCAGGTATTAAATCCGTCTTCCCAGATATTGAAATTGATCCACCATACATGCTCTCCATATTGTTCCCCTGTGTCTGGATTGATCTCATCATTAAGTAAAGTGCCGCCAGTTTTTAACCTTTCAACCCATTCTTTACCCATTTCCGCGTCTGCGATCTCGTGGAAAGCATTGAGAGCAATCTCACAGATTTCTTTCTGCGATTTCTTGTCTGGATTTGGGAATACCGGATACTGAAGGCCAGGCTGCTTCAGCTGCTCTTCCGTCGCATAATAAAGATAACGAACGATCTGGTATTCCTGCGGCCAGAACTCAGACTCTCCGAAAGCTTCAAGCCAGTCTTTTTCCCTTGCCGGATAATCGTCCATCGTCATTACATGCGTGTAAAACAGTTTTTCCAACTGATCCCAGAATTCCTGCGGCGCGAAATCCATTCCCCAGAACCAGGGCTTTCCATCCGGAAGCGGCGTCGGCGTTGGCGGCAGAACAAGCGCCTCTTCATTTAGTTCTCCGGCATTATTCGGTTTCTCCTCCGTGGAGGTGGTATTGCTTTCCTCACAGCGCAGCACAAATCCGCCCTGATCCAGCTCCACTTCGTAGCTCTTCATGCCTTTCCAGCGTCCGATATAGCGAATCACAAGCCCATCTTGCTGTAATTCCCAGTTTTCGGTGTTATCCACGTCCAGTTCCGGTTCATCAAGCCACATATCCCCGAACTTATGTGTGATGGCTACCTTCGCCATATAGGGAGCCCCAAGCATTTCCAGTTCCATCTTTCGCCAGGTTTCCGGCATGGAATACAATACATATTGGGGAGTGTAATCCGTTTTGAACTGTTCCGTAAAGACAACGTCTCCGGTTTCAGCATCAATCCCTACGACCGGCTCATCCGCTTCATCAGTCAGGATTCGCATAATCCAGACCGGATGCGGTTGCGCATCCACCAACACACAGGTATTCACTTCTGCCGTACGCTTTCCAGTCGCTTGTATGCCGAGGTCTTTTGCCTGCTCATGTTGGATCTTCACAGAGGATTCTTCCGGGTAATGGGTTGCCTTAAGCAATTTTCCATCAATCTGCACTGGCTCCAGCCCGGACATGTCCTTTTCCAGTTGCCCCCAGACCGACTGATCCCACTGACCGAAATATCCTTGTGCCTGCCTGTACCGTTTCCAAAGATTATCCCCGTTCAGCGGCTCAGTATCTGCGTTGATCTCGCCGACGATTCCATCCATGGATACACTTGCGGTCACATTGCCCCAGCGAATATCTTTCGCTTTGAATGTCACATTCCATCTCTTATAACCATCAGCGCTTATCTCATATTTTTCTTCATTCATCAGATCCAAGTTAGGATACTTCTTCTGGATTGCATCAACAGCCGATTGTATAATCTCGCTCCGGCGAAGGATTCCTTCCCATGCTTTTACATAGGCATTCACAGGCACGTATGCAAAAGCAATTGAATCATCCAGGTCTTGTTTCCGTGAATCCAGTATAGTGCCCGTTGCACTGTCCACAGACACTGCAAAGAAGCCCGCTGTATCATCGGCAATTCCTTCATTTGAAGGCTTGATTACAAATGAAACCATCCAAATTCTTTGTCCTTCATATTCAGTCAGTACCGCTCCGTCCAGCGCTGCGCGTGAATCCTGCAGGGCTTCTTTCGCTTTTTGAATTGCGGTCTCCCTTGAAATATCCTTTTCGCCGGGTACAGGATACTCTGTCATTCGGAATGCTTTCAGCGCCTGTGCCTCCCGGCTGGTCGGATCAATTTCCGCGCCCTGCAGCATTTCATGCAGTCTCTGCCAGGCTTTCTGCGGCCACTGCCCATAGTTCCATGAATAGACCGTATTAAAATGGCTCAGAAGTTCATCGCCGGTATAGGATTGGGACCAATCATGGATATTGGCACTGACAAAGACTGTTCCTTCAGGATCATTGTCGCTAAAACCGATATAGTACTGCCCATGATCTATATCCTTCGGTTCCAGTGAGAAGCTCCATCCCGCACTGGCGGGATCGTCAGGGTTTTCCACAAAGAACTGGCGGCTCAGCTGCCATATGTTCCGATCTTCCAGCGGCAAATCCTGTCCATATGCTTCCCGGATTTTCCGGAACGCAAAGGCTTCCGCATCCTCATATTTCATGTTTCCTTCTCCGGGTAATCGGGTCTGATGTGTTTCGTGGAAGCCGATCTTTACCATCAGATCCTCATACCAGTCCTGCTGTTCCAGTGTCCAGGTGTAGTAATTTCCTCCAAAGGCCTGACGGCAGATCTCCATAATTGTTTCTTCTTCATAATATCCCTGGCCGTTTTGCAGAGCCTGCATAATCCGGTTGTTTTCTTCCAGTGTAATCCCGTTTTCATTCATGCTGCGTACCAGTTCTGCCAGATCTTCCGCATTGTATATCTTGTTAACTCCCACACTGGCGTCGTTGTCAACTGCCAGCGGAACAGCAACCTGTTCAACAATCTCCTGATGGGTCAGCAGCGTTACCGCCAAAGCAACTGCCGCAATCAACATCAACACAATCACCAGAACCAGTCCGGTTGACAGTTTTTTCTTCACTTTTGTTTCTCCTTCCGCAGCACGGGCGGAGACACGCTGAAACAGCCAGGGATCACCGTTCAGTCCGGACAGCGTAGAATCAATTGCCTTGTGCATTTTAGCTCTGTTCAGATCCTCACGCATCCTGATCCCTCCCTTCCAGCAATTTCCGAAGCTTTTCCCGGCCTCGTCGTAATCGGTTGGATACTGATGACTGGGCAATGCCCAGCGTCTCAGCAATCTCCTCCGTGCTCATGTCCTGATAGTAATAAAGCAATATTGCTTCCCGCATCTTCCGTGGCAGTTTCATCACAGCAAGCGACAAGTCCAGATCTTCTGTATCCGGTTGTACTGTCCCAACCGGAAGCATATCAGGTGTCACCCGGCGATCTGTGTGTTTGAACCAGCCCCCACGCTGAAAATCCCGGCAGGTATTGACCGCAATTCTGGTCAGCCAGGTTTTTTCACTGCTGTCGCCACGAAACGAGTCAAATCCTTTGTATGCCTTTAGAAATGTTTCCTGTACAGCGTCTTCTGCCAGCGCTTGGTCCTGCAGCTGCACATAGCACAGGCGAAGCAGTGACGTCTGGTGTTGTGTAATCAGTCTCTCAATGGTTTGATCCCGTCTGCTGTCCGGATCCTTGACAGCTTCCATGGGACGCACCTCCTCTCAAAGGGTTTTCACATATATAGACGTACCCTGAAGGGAAAATATCGAATAGGCGCAATCTTTTTTGAAAAATCTGGCTATGGATATCATAGCCAGATGAGAAAGCCACATCATTGATCCGATTCTTGTTGCCATACACGTTCTTCCGGTGTAAACGTATCCGGATTCTGAACATCCACCTGGAATGTTACTGTTTCTATCGGCACAGAAATACGGTATGCGCACAGGGTATAGGTGTCCGTATAATTGCTTCTGCCGAGAGAGCCGGTCTGTCTGTAAAGGCCTTTCTCCTCGTCGATGCTATACCCGCTGAAATTACCCGTGATTCCTTTGGGAAGGGCGACCGGTTCATCGCCATCCCGCGTTGCTTCCACAAATCGGAATAGCGGCAGAAGTGTTACAGTGCGATCCGCGTCAGGGTGATCATCAAAAATAGAATGATACAAGGTCGCATCTGTCAGAGAATAATCAATTTGGTATTGAATCTCCTGAGGAAGCACCATGAGCCGGACTTGATCCACCTGTACGCCAATGGATGGAAACAGAACAGGGTTTGTGTTTACCAGAATGACTTCTTCACCGGACATGGCCGCATGAAAAGTTTTCTCCATGTGAACGTATTCGTCATGATCATAATCCATGGACTCCTCATCATGCATATCCTGCAAAGGCAGCATTCGCACGATGAACCGCAGTGTTCTCTCTTCCCTTAAACTGCCCAGCGTAACATCAATCTGGCCGGTATAAATTCCTGTTTCCTCATCAAGAACACCTTCGCTGCTATACTCCCTGATATCCTCCGTATCCGATCCTACATCGATATCTACCTGCCAACCGCTGACATATCCGCCCTCGTCCCACCGATCCAAAATGGTTCTGCCATCCACTTTCATTTTTTCATGGTCGGGATTCAGATGCGTCTGGGCATACCAGTATTCATCCAGAGGTTTGTCAAAGAGCAACAGTTCCTTGCTCCTCGGGATCACATCATAAACGATATGGCATGTTTTTCCGTCGTATAGTGCTTCCCGGAAACGGACGGTAAAATGTTCCGTTTCTTCCTCAGCCAGGTCATGCTCGATGTACTGCCCGGCATCCTCCGGAATCTCTACGTTATCCCGGGTATCTTTCCAAAAGTCCATAAGTCCAAAACCATTCGTGATGGCTGCTGCCAGCGCCGTCGCCGCAATCAGCAGCATCACAATTGCCAGCACAAGGCTGTATGTAAGCTTTCTTTTCACTTTATTTCCTCCTGTCGCGTTTTCAAAAAATTGATCCCGCTGCCAGGAAGCCGTATTCAGCCCGGAAAGCTCTGCGTTCAGCGAATGCTGAATCCGCTGTTCCAATCTGTTATCCTTCATAAGTCACACCTCCCGTCAGCGATCCTTTCAGGAGCTCTTCCGCTTTTTTCAGCCTGCGCTGCACTGTTGACTGTGACGTGTTCAGCGCATCGGCTGTTTCCTGCATGGTCAGCCCCTGAAAGAAATGGAGAAGAATGACCTGTTTGTATCTGTCCGGCAGATCCATCACCATCAGTGTGAGAGTGCGATCCTCCGGTTCCACGGCAATCAACTGCGGCGGCAATTCGTCCAGTGCTTTGCTCCGATCTACATGACGGAACCAGGCTGTACGGCGGTAATCCTTGCAGGTGTTGATTGCTATGCGTAAAAGCCATGCCTTTTCATTGGCGATGCCTTTCCGTTCGAAATCATCCATATGTTTCCAGGCTTTGATCCACGTGTCCTGTGTCGCATCCTCAGCCTGGGTCTGATCGGACAGATAAAGAAAACAGGTCCGCAAAATCGAATCAGAGTAGTTTTCGATCCATTGGTTCAGTCTCTGTTCACGGATCATGCTGGGTACCGCAGCACGTTCCATCGCCGATCACCTCCCTTCACCATGAATGACGAGTAGGACACCAGGTTTTATTCACCCAAAACAATTTTTATTAAAAATTGGGGTTTTTCGTAAAGTACCATATCAGAAGGTTTATGTCCACAAAAAAAGCGGGGAAACTCAATCCCCGCTTGCTTTCCAGCCGCTCAGGCTGTCTGCCGGATGAACTGCTCCGCAGAAACTTTAAACTGAATGTGGACTTCGTAGTTTTCGCCGATCTCGATCCTGTCGACTATCGCCGCGATGATCATATCCTACTGAAAAAGAAAGCCGCTTATTCGTGTTGAAAGAAAGTCAAGCATTCTTCCAGCGTAAATCCATCCATCTGGATCCTCTCATATTGATACTCTGTTGTGTCTCCCAGAAACCCTTCACCCGGCTTGGATTTTACAATAACCGGTTTGTCCAGCGTTCTTATCGCTATCAGTCTGGCGTTCATTCCAAGGTTGATAAAAACCGCTTTATCCATACCCGGTATTTCAACAGATTGTGCTGAGTGTTCTTCCCCATCCATAACCGCAATCTGGAAGCTGTTGCTTTCCGAGATGCTTAACTCTGACCGAATTGTGTGCCAGTATTTGTTTTCATCTTTAAATAAACTTTCGTTCTTATCCTTATATTCGATCGAATATCCGATAATGACATCGTAAGCGGGATCGACTGTGTACTGCTTCAATGTGAATTCATCCACTTTTTCCTCGCTGATCAGTTTATATTCTCCTTCAGCACTGCATCCATAGGTCAAATCCACTGAAAACGAATCCTGCTCAGTTATATTTTCAGGTAACACGATAGCTGTATTATAATCAATTCCTTCAAGCGAATGCGTTTTTCTGTGCCTTACCCTGGATGATCTGGGAGGAGTTCCGTTCCATTCAACGATTGGAAGGACATCATCCGGAGCAGAGTTTAGTATTTTACGCATTCTGTTCATTGGATTGCTCAGCGGATCCGGTACGTCAATAGCGGCATCCTGGTCACTAGCAGTTTCTCCCTGCCAGTTTACTGAGATGAATTTTTGCACATATTCTGTTGCAGCAAAGGCAATGGCAGCCAGGGAAACCAGTATGGCAATGATCAGTCCTACAGATATCTTCTTTTTCATTACAATCTCGTCCTTTCCCGGAGAAGCCGCCATGAGAAAAGAACGATGCGTTTCATCCGGAATTGCTTCAGTCAAACTGTTCAGCCGGTCGCGAAGTTCCTGTTCGGTCATTATGGCTCCTCCTTTCCGTTCCACTCCACACGAAGTGCTTTTCGCGCCTGGTGCATCCGGTATTTGACGATTCCGACGGAAATGTTCTGTACCTGTGCGATCTCTTCCAGGGAGAACCCTTCCAGATAATGCAGGATCAATGGCACCCGCTGCTTCTCCGGAAGGCTCTCCAGCATCAGCCGCGTTTCCAGTTCATTGCTGTCCGGTGCCGGCTGATCAGGTATGGTATCCGTTACAATCATTCGCATGGCTTTTCTGTGAATTAACCTGCATTCATTGATCATAATTCTTGTGATCCATGTTTTGAAAAACCGCTCTTCCCGTAACCGATTGCGATGCAGCCAGGCTTTTAGGGCTGTTTCCTGCATCGCGTCCTGGCGGTCAGATTCGGAGCGCAGAAAAGCACAGGCGATCCGGTGCAGCATCTGCTCGCTTTCCAGCAGCTTTTGTGTGAATAGTCGTTCTTCCAACATAGTGAACCTCTTCGAAGGGGATGATTGTCATGACATATATTAGATGCACGGAGGAAATAAAAAGTTAGTACTTGAAATAAAAAATAAAAAAGCCCTGCAGAGTATAAGCTCCACAGGGCTTGACGGTCAACCGACCGCACCGTCTTTCATTTCCAGCATGGCCACCCGCTTTTCCAGCCTGGTGATCCGTTCCTCGAGGGTAAGATCCTCATCTGGCTCCAGCGGCTCTTCCGCAGTCAGGAACTGCGACATCATATACCCGGAGCGGGAACCGAACTTCACCTTTGTCCAGGATCCGCAGGTGCCTAGAATTTCTACCCGGGCACCAAGTGGAACACGTTCCACCAGTGCAGCCGTGCTCTTTGCCTTCGTGCGCATGTTCACTGTGGAACCGCTGTCAGCGATCACAGTGGCAAATTCAGCCATGGGTTCTTCATCTCCTTCCGTCGGTTCAGTGGTTGTAGGCGGTAGGCTGTCCGTCTTGGCAACATCCTTCAGCCATCCCCAATAGGCCCATTTTCCGAGTTTTTCATCAGTCGTGACGCAGCCTGCCGCAGAGGAAGCATGCACAATCCGGAGCGGGTTCACACTGGTAACAAGGCCGATATGCTGGAAGTCGCCAAGGCCGTCATTGAACTTTTCAGGCGTATTGGGATTCCATTTGAATACCGCCATGCCGGGCTTCAGCTGGGAAACGTTCGTCAGCTTACCCTTTTCAGAGCAGTATTTCCGGTAGATCGTGTTGCTGCCGTGATAGATGCTGGCACCCTGATCCCGGTATGCCTTCACGAACAACCCGGAACAGTCAATTCCCCGGGAATCGTTTGTTCCCGGGGAAACATAAGGCCAGCCAAGGCACTCTTCCACAGAGGCAATCAGTTTCTGGACATCAAGCATCCTGATCACCTTCGCCCTTATCGGTCGGCTCGGCTTCCTTCTTGCTGCGCTCATGTAGCTGGGCAAGGATTTCACGGAGTTTGTCAGGAATCGGCAGTCCCAGATAGGCAGCGTTCTCCAGCAGACTCAGGCCCTCATTGCTCAGGTAAAAGCAAATGACGGCTCCCCGCAGGACAGCCCCGGTTCCGACCACGTGTACGTCGATGATGTTGGCCACACCGACCAGCATCAGGATCAGCACCTTTTTGCAGATGCCTTTGAAGCCAACGGCGCTGGACAGCTTCTTATCCGCGATGGCGCACATAACGCCAGAGAGATAATCCAGCGCCATGAGCACAATCAGGGCAATCAACATACCGTCCACACCTCCCAGAAACCAGCCAATCCATCCGCCCACAGCGGTGATGGCCACCTGAATCTTTGCCCAGATCAGGTCAATCGAAAAATCACGCATTGGATCTTCCTCCTAATTTTTTGATATGAAAAAACCGCCCTGGGTGGACAAGGCGGTGATTCATCAGGTACCGATCGCGATCCAGTTCACTTTCCGTGTGCCGGAACCGGAGGATCCAGCCATACAGACCTGGAAGCTGGTCGTGGATTCACTGCCGGTTTTCAGCACCGCAATACCGCTGGAGGTTGGGTTGCCAGCATACGACACAATGATCGTCGGGGTTGCGGTAAACCCAGCTGTCAGGCTAACCGTTGTCCACGCAACACCGGTCACGCTGGTCTGCCCATACTGGATTTTGAAAGGCAGCCGTGCCGCGGGCAGTGTGCCTGTGGTCAGGTTGCTGGCGTTGTTTGCTCCGATTTTCGACCGGGCTGTCGCTGCGGAAGTACCGCCTGTTCCTCCCTTTGAAAGCGGAATCACGGTTTCCATGCCCTCATGATAGACCCGGTAGTTTCCCCAGGTACCGCCATCGCAGACACGGACCATCACCGCATTGTCCAGACTGGCCGCATAGGCCTTTGTCCGGACTTCCAGCATTCGGCGATTGTTTCCAGTGCTGTCCTCCCATGCGGCAAAAGACGCCGCACCGACATAACTTCCCTCAAACACGATCCGATTTGTCTGTCCACTGTTTGTCGGGAGCAGGCACAGAGACGGATACAGGGTTCCTTGAATGTTCAGATTGCCGGTCATCGTATCCCCGGACTTCTTCACTCCGCCCAGGTTGGCAATCGCGGCATCCGCATTAACCGAGCCAGTGCCGCCATAGGCGATCGCCAGCGGAGTACTCAACTTCAGCGGCCAGCCGCAGTCAATATAGCCGTTTGTTTCCGCGACCTTCCCGATGCCGATACCGTTGCCGTTAGAAAGGAAGTCCAGCAATACCTGCTTTGTGCCGATACTGATGATCTGCTCCACAGAGTAGAAGTAATCAGCGACCGTGACCTTCAGGTTGTAGCTGTACAGCGGATCGAAGGTCTGGCTCATCAGCTTGTTAGTCTTGCTGAGAGCATAGGAAGAATGGGTCACCGTCTCTGCCTGCGTCCATGCACTGGCAGTAGACAGTTTGTAATAGATGGTACAGGTCAGCGTGTTCTGGTTGTTCAGCGCAGAGCCGCTGCCTGTCAGGTTATACCGGACTTTGTTGCCGTCCACCTGTGCCGCTGTGCCGCCACTGTTGCAGCGCTCGGCAGTGAAACGGCTGATCGACGGATAGGCGTAATCCAGCACCGTGATGGTCGTGCTGTACGTTGCCGTCCGGCCCCGGCTGTCCGTAACTGTGACCGTAAGCGTCAGGGAGCCAGCCGCCGAGAGTGCTTTCGTCGCTGTGAAGGAGGCCGCTGTATAGGTCACACCATCCAGCGTTGTCCGGTAAGAGGAGATGGTGCTGCTGTACGCGCCTGCCGCCGTGATAGCCACAGACAGTTTGCTCAGGCTCTTCACATAAGCGCCGATCCGGGTTTTCACTGTGCTGTTCGTATCATCGATAGCAACAGCGGAAATTGAAGGTACCACACTGGCCGGAACTGTCAGTGTGATCGTGCACGTCCGTGTTCCCGTTAGCGTTCCATTCACAAAGCTGTTACAGGTGATCGTACACACGCCACTGGTGGCATTCGGAACCTGGCTAGCCAGCGACAAAGGCGGAGTCCAGGAGACGGAAGCCCCAACGTTCGTAGCGATCGCACCGCTTGTATTGCCGAACCAGTATGAGATGGTGTGCGTCACAGCAGAGCTTGGGCGGTTGGTATAGATTGTTACCGCACTACCCATCGCCACTGTGGATGCAGAAGTGCTCGGCTGGGAGGCCGCTTCCTCATACGTTACCGTTATGACGACATCCGACCAGGACAGGTAGTTATAGGAATAACCCTGTGCCGACGCGCTGGGGTTGGGATTGTAAATCGTGAATGTGTTATTCCCAGCAGCAAGATAAGCCGCGACGGCATTGTACAGCGATCCGGTCAGTTCATAAGCAGAAGTGTTTCCGTAGAAATGCCCCGTGAAGGTTCCCAACGCATCACCGACATAGCCGGAACCGGTCACCCCGGAGGCAATACTGTTCTGGTAGTTCGCCTTCCGGAGATAGACCGTTTTCGTGCTGCCTTCGCCGTAACCGGCTTTCTTTGCTGTGATGGTGAAGATAATTTCCTGTATGACCTTGTTTGCAAGGTTCATACCGGAAAAGCAGATGATACCAACGTTGTTTGAACCGGCTTCATAGAATTCCTGCGCCGCGCTGTTGGAACTGCCGTTCGAGGAATAATTGGTTTTCCGGGTGACCAGCGTCGCGGAATAATTGACGGTTGTTGCCATGGTGATCTCCTTTCCCGGTATTACCCGTTGTAAACAATGGACATGTTGCCGTTCGTCTGCGGGACAAAGGCAAACTTACCGATGATCAACTTTGTCAGGATCTCGGCCTGTGTGACATACAATTTATTGTTGCTCAGATAGGCAACCTCGGTGTCGTTCATGTAAAATGCCAGCCTGTCATTCACAACCCGGAAGGTGAACGGGTTCCCGGTCTTGCCGATGATCAGGCCATTATCCCCAAAGGTCATGTAGGTACGGATAATGGCCAGTTCTTCTTCCGTTGCCTCATGGGCATTCTGCAGGTCTTCCTCCAGCTGGTTGATCCTCGTCACCGACCAGGTGAAGTTATCCTCTGTCTGCTCGGACAGGGTGCTCAGCTGTGTCCTGACCTGGGACATATCACTGGCAAGGGCGTAGTTCGCCTGAACCTCTTGACGGATGCTGTCCGCTTCCGTGCTGATCTGGGCACGGACGGAAGCCAGCTTCAGTTCCATCGCCTCGTCTGTATCTTCAGGGGCCGGGGTGTAGTCGGTTGCCCGGTTTCCTTTCTCCAGCTTGGCCCAATGGATCGTGAAGTCTTCCGGAGAGCTCATTCCTGTCGGAGAGCGCTTGATCAGGATATCCGCGTTGTTCGGATCATCTTCGGGGGTATATCCGGTGGTGTACTCCGCCATGAAGGTGGCGTGGACGATTTCCGAAGTCGCCGAAGTATCAAGGCTGATGCTCTCGAGCAGGACATGCCCGTCAGCCGTATAGACGTCAATCTCGGACAGATCCAACGAAGAAACACACAGAGTCAGCGTGTACACTTCAGCTTCCACCATGGGTTCGGAAAGAGCATACCGGGCAATCAGGTCATTACTGGTAACAGCTTCATCCCCGGACTTCAACAGGTAGTTCCTGCCGCCAATTTCCAGATTGTCGATGGCTTCGTATGCCTCATAGGCCATCTGGGAAACAGCGGTCAATACACCATTCTTCATCCGGTAGATCGGATGCTCCGGATACAGGTACATCTGGTATGTGTTATACATATACCCAAGAGAAATGAAGGATAGCGTTTCGGTATCATCCGTGGGATTTGTCGTCAACCAGTTCGTGCCCCGCACCGTGAACATCTTTCCACTTAGCGTTCCGACCAGGTACACTGTTTTCCTGGCGGTGACAGCAAAGGAACTGTCGCCAGTCACAGTCCGCAGGCTGATAGTCGGATAACAGAGGTAAACATTGGACAGGTAATATCCCGCCGTTCCGTTAGAGGAAGGATACAAGATAGGATGGTCGACATTAAAAACACTGCCGCCAGCAAGGTTCCAGTACCCGGTATCATCACCGACGATGAGCATGGCCCAGGTGATGTTCTGCTTGCAAACGACAGAGTTGCCGAACTTGATCCGGTCATAAGTATTACCACTGTCGTAGTTGGCATCTGCCCACCAGCCGGTATAGGTGCTTCCGTCAATCGGGGCGTTCACCTTATAGATCAGTCGGATGGCGTTGCCTGCGGCGTAATGGTTCGTTAACCGGGTCGTACCGCTGTAATACACCGGAATCGCACCGGTCGTGGAATTGTCCGACAGGGTTAGTTCCAGCGTGACATTTGAGGATGTCGGTGCGACAGGCAGCCAGTATACGATCTGCTGTCCGTCGGTGAGCTGGGAGAAAGACGCCACACCGGTCCACGCACTGGTACTGGAAACCTGTGTGCCGACGATGATCTCTCCTCCACCCGCTGCCGCAATGGCAGCATTCATATCCGTATAGATCTGCTGAACGGTCTGGTTGATTCCGGTATTGCTGGAAAGATCCAGCGTCTGGCCAAAGTTTGATGAAACGTGGCTCGTTGTGATGGCACCAGCTTTGATGTTGCTGCCCTCAATGGTCGCGGCGGCAATCTTATCACCGGTAATCGTGGCGGCAAGGATCTCATTGGCAGTGATCGTGGCGGCAGCAATCTGCTGCGCTGTGATCGACCTGGCAACAATGACCGTGCCGTTGATCTGCTCCTGGTATTTCTGATCCTGGAGCTCCTGTACAGAAAGCCCGGATGCTTCAGCATTGATCTCGTAGATGATCCCGTTAGCCCCGGTGATGATCAGGCGCTCCGTTGCCAATGTGCCGGAAGTGATAACGTCAGCGTTCAAGGAGACAACCTTGGCGGCGGTAATGGAAGCGTCCGCAATCTGGGCGGTACCGATAGCACCCTGCGCGATCAGAGCGGTTGTGATCGCACCCAAAGCGATCTGTGCGGTGTCTACAGCGGCATTTGCAATCTTTGCGTTGGTGATTGCCGCCTGAGCGATTTTCGCCGTGGTGACAGCCAGGTCAGCAATCTTTCCTTCCGTCACTGCCAGTTGGGCGATTTTCGCTGTGACAATTTCACCGTCAAGGATCTTTGCCGCGACAATGGCAGCGTCCTGGATATTTGCCGTACCCACAGCCAGACCGCCGATTTTGGCATTCGTGATCGCGGCGTCTTTGATCTGTGCCGTGTCCACAGCAGCGTCTTTTATGTTGGCAGTCTCCACGGCTGCTTGTCCGATCTTGGCGTGGGTAATCGCGCCGTCATGGATATTGGCAGTCTGGATTTCCCCGGAGCCGATTTTCGCTGAAGTGATCGTACCGTCCTCGATCTGGGCGGTTCCGATCGCCGCTTGTCCGATTTTGGCCTGCGTAATGGCAGCGTCCTCGATCTGGGCGGTACCAATGGCAGCGTTGCCGATCTTCGCCTTGGTAACAGCGGCATCCTCGATCTGGGCGGTACCGATTGCCGCCTGTCCGATTTTGGCCTTGGTAATCGCCGCATCCTCAATATGGGCGGTTTCAATCGCCGCCATCTTGATCTGCAGGGAGCCGACGGAGCCATTCTGCAAGGCACCAGAGCCGACAGAGTTGATCGCCAGCTTGCTGCCGGTGATGATTCCGCTGGGAAGCTGCCGGGCGGAGATCGTATTTCCCTCCACGGTATCCGCAACCGTGCCGAGGGTCATCTGCGTATACTTCCGGGTCAGGCAGTCGTAGGTATACTGCGTCATGCGCATGGATACCCAGACCCCGATCCGAGGAGCGATTACCCGAACGGCATCCCCGAGGAAGATATTCTGGAGGAAACCGTATTCCGCATACTCTTCCGTTTCAGCGCAGTTAATGAAACTGACGTCCAGCGTGACAGTCGGGACATCACACCCGGCATCGAACTGGGCCTGCGCGGCATCCCGCATGAGTGTATAGCACTCCGTCTTGGTCTTTGCATCATCCCCGTCGGTATCTTCCTTTGCTTCGGAAACCGGGAGGTGACTCCATTTTGGATGAGTGTATGTGTCGATCAGCGGGCTGTCGATATACAGTTCCGGCAGATACAGTACATTCCCGTCAGCGTCTTCACCGGTCGGCATGATCCGGGTGACGACGTCGGTCAGGTCGATATCATAGGAAATGCCCAGCAGGTTCTTTGCCTGCCGGATCTGAACGTTGGTGTCCTGCCCGACACGCTTGACAACGAAAACATCCCACCAGTCCCTGGTGAGCTCACCGGTATATTTCTCCACGACCCCGTCTTCGCCGAGAATGGCGTCCACGGGGTTCACATTTTCGAACTCCACATCTTCCGCTGTGCTGTCTAGGTCTGAATAGAAGGTAAAGTCATGATCCGACAGGCAGGAAGAAGAAACCGTCTGTACAACAGTTGCCCCCACTGCAGAGGATGAGGGCTTGTAGGTCTGGATCATATTGTCCATGAGGTCATAGAAGACATGCCGGGCATATACCGTGATCTTGTCCAGGTCTGGAACGATCCGGTAAATGCGGAAAGGCTGGTCCCGGAGCTGGCGCTCGTCCACTACATAATTGACAGCAGCGGAAGCAGATCCCTCCCGGTGATCGAATGCCAGATACGTGGTGTCCATGTACCCATGTTTCCCGTCAGGAGCCGTCACCTCGTACCAGGAGGCATTTGTTTTGGCAATCACCTGCACGGTCAGGGTGTTCTTATAAGCCGCGAGGATCTTATAGTTCCGACCGGGACCATTACGGAGGTTTAGAGTGCCTTTCCGGGTTTCCGCTCCTGCAAAGTCGGTATTGATTCGATAAATCTCTGTGCCGCTGTCATCGCCCGGCGCGGAAAAGTGCACCCGGGGAGTGATTGCCGCAGGCACCGGAGCACGGAGGATACACCCCTCGACCAGCCGCTGCCATTTCCCTTCATCGTCGATCGGATGAACAACTGTCAGTTCATACTCACCATTCAGGGTCTCGGTGACTTCCGCAGTCAAAGGAGAAATCGTACCGTTGCCATTGGTAGAGAAATCGGTACAGTCAGCGGGATAAACACAGATCATGGGAATTCACCTCCTCGATGGCAAAATGAAAGCGCCGCTCGTTTGCTTGAGCGACGCCGAAAGTGTGCTGGCCAGGATCAGAAGAAAAATACATCCTCGAACTTTTTATCTAAAGCGATGCAAAGTATTAAAGCCAATTTGGCAGTGGGACAGAACTGACCTGTTTCAATTGAACTGATTGTGTTGCGTGAAACACCAACCATCTCTGCTAAATCAGTCTGTGATAGTTTCTTCTCTGCTCGGATTTCCTTGAGTCTGTTTTTCAGAATAAGCTGATCATCCATACTGCCACCTCATCAATTCACCAACTGTAAAATCCAGCCAACGAGAAACGCAATAGCGGCAACAATATATACGATGGAAATGATCAGCTCGTGTTGTTTGTGAAGCTTCAGGTATTTGCGAATGAAGATGGCTGAACATCCTGCCATGATGGCAAAGAATATCCCATTGTTCATTCGGTCATATTTCAATGCTTCAGTAACAGCAACGACTGCAAGTATGCATACAGCGACGATCCAGCCACACACAATGCTCGATCTGGACACCTCAAGGTTTGCAATATCCTGTCCATGATTTTCCTGCCTGCTTTTTTCCAGGATTTCTTCCTTGTTCATTATCAACCCTCCTTTGCCAAGTTCACTTGGCATGAACATAATATATCATTGCCAAGTATACTTGTCAACACTTTTTGCCAAGTTTTCTTGTCAAAAAGTTGATGGGCATATTACAGATATCGCCAGTTCGGCTTCACGGTCACCTGTGTCACAGTGCCAGTCCAGCTGATCGCGTTCAGGCCCGGTTTCAGCACAGGGAAATCTCCGCTCATGTGGTCGTTCATCAGGGTATTACCTTTGTAGGCTTCCTTCAGGGTAGAGTTGATCACAATGCTCTGGGAAACGTCTGTCAGTTCTACGATCGTAGTTCCGACCATAAGCGTGATATCCCCGGAGCCCGTCACAGTGATGATCGGCTCAGAATAAACGCTGCCGGGATTGGTGATTGTGCTGCCTGACGTCGTAATTGTCACATCGGCTACATTGTCCTGGTACCAGAATGGATAGCAGCGGAAATTGACCGCGAAAGTACAGTGGGGATTGCCCCGGAGCACCTTTTCAAATGGGATCTGGTTGGCGATCCGCGCTTTGTAGTAGCCGCCTGTCCGGTTGGCAAAGGTCAACGTGCCGCTGCCCTTCAGCCATGCGGCAATGGCGGGGATCTGTGCCGGATCAGAAATGAAACAGGTTGCTGTCAGGATCATGTCGTCGTAGACGTCATCGCCCTCCAGCTGTGTCAGGCTTCCAGGCCTTCCGGGCACGTTTGTCTGTTTGCTGCGTTCCAGCGGAATGGTGATAGGCGGCAGCTCTGACACGTGAATGCCTTTTGTCCGGCAGTCTACACCGTTCCAGATGAAATAATCGTTCATGAGCAAGCCTCCAAAAACGGGAAGAAGCCGCCCGCAGGCAGCTTCCTCCCGGTTATTCGTTTCAGTCGATCTTCTTCACGATATCGATCCCCCATAGGGCTCCAAGCGATACACCGTTCTCGAACTCGCAGTGGATCGTGCCCGTGTCGTCGACTGCCAGTACCCGGCCTTTTGTCCCAGCCGGGATGTCCCGGTACTGGTCATGGAACTCCACCACCTCAACAGCGGTGCCGGGCGGATACTTCTCCCGGATGCTTTTCAGGATTTCAGGCCGGATGCTCATAGAAAACATAGGGTTTCCTCCTTTGCGTTTGGTAGGAACATATATCCTCTGAACCCGTTGAAAGTCAAGAAGTTTATGCCATCCGGAGACCCCTGCCGCGCTGTTGACGGCGGGTCAGGGTGGCAATCTCGACAGCCAAGGAGCGGATATCCTGCTCGTCCCGTACATAGAAGTTGTTTCCCGTCAGGTTGACGGAAGAAGTGTTATTGTAGGTTTTTCGGTTGTCCGTGGAGCCGAAGGCAATCGCGCCTTCCTGCGCTTCCCCGGTCAGGTAGCGGGCGGCGTTCTTCACGATCTTCGCCTGTACCTTGCTCTCTTCCATGATGCCTTCTCCAAAGCCCTTCATGGTCATGGAGCCAATCTCATCCCGGAAGACCTTAGAGGGAGAAGCAATCTTCAGGGCCTGCTTCGCCGCTGTGACAGCAGCCTGTACAGCAGACTTCAGCGCTGTGATCACACTGAAGCGCCCTGCGTTGATACCTTCCTTCAGGCCAGCCATGGCGCTCACACCGACATTCTTCAGTGTTCCTGGCAGCGCGGCAGAGATTGCTGTCTGCAGTGCGGTTACCATAGATGTAACATCTGTGGAGAAGTCGTAGCCCGTCATACCTTCACCGATACCGGCGGCAACATACTCACCAGTCGGTTCCATACGTTTTGACGGGCTCTCAATGATGAAAGCGCTGTTGATGGCTTCCTCCAGATTCTCCGCTACGGTTTCAGCCGTGGTATCCCATCCGGCTTCGGTCATACCTTCCGCGATGCCTGCGGTCACATTCCCGCCGACTCCCACGGAATCCAGATCCTGTACGAATTGCAGGATCTTGTTTAGGTTGTCTATATCCTCCTGACTGACTTCCTCGCCGTTTTTGATAGCGGCAACAACCTCTGCCACATAGGTGGAGAGCTGCGCCATCCTGTCAGCGTTGAAGTCACTCTGCATGGACTGATCCAGCGTTCTCAGGATTCCTTCGTTACCGCCGTAGATGAAGTTATACCACTGATCCAGATCGCCTTTGGCGTTCTTGATGCGCTGCTCTGCGGATTTGATAAAATCCAGAAGCGACGCTGGCATGATTCCGGTCATGGCTGTGCCAAAGGCCGTCATGCCCAGCTGATCCACTTCAGCGACCTGTTCCCGCATTTCGGCGATTGCCTCCGGTGCACCGGTCACTTCGGCGGTGATCAGGACGTGCATGGTGCCGTCCTTATCCAGAACAGCGACGTCCTCCGGTTTCAGCATGTCTTCCGTAACAGCGGATACAGGGATTTCCTGTCCGTCCTTCCAGAACTTCACTCCGGGATCATGCAGGGCACCGGTCGGATCCTCGTAGGCTTCCGACAGGCGGACAATGCCTTCAACCTCGACTTTGTTGTTTTTCAGCCACTGGCGGTATGCCAGCATATCATAGCCGGTCAGGCCGACCTGCATGTTCAGGGTCGGTTTCTTCACACCGTTGGCTTCCTTGTATTCCGTGATATAGGCGACGAATTCCTTCATCAGCTCCGACTTGTCACAGCCGGTTGCTTCAGAGAACTTCGTGACAATACCCTCGACCTGTGCGGAGTTCAGCGCGGAAAGATCCACGTTTTCCGCTTCGGCGTATTTCACAATCAAGCCAACGATATCCGAAGGCTTCAAGGCAGCGGTGGAAGCGCCACCGGTGATCTCCTCATATGCCATGACTGTCGCGGTAACGGAATCAGGCGTCAGGCCGGTAGTGTCGACCTCGTTCTCCTCCAGGTATTTGAACACATAGGCCGTGATCTCACTGGGCTTCAGTTGGGAAACATCCGTACCGGAGGCCAGTTCCTTATAGGCGCTGACAATGCCTGTGACATTGGTGGGATTCAGGCCGGAAACATCCACCCCCGTGGTGGATTCGGCATACTTCGTCACATACGCCAGAATGCCTTCCGGGGTCAGCTGTGCTGTGTTCGCACCTTCGGGAATTTCGGTGTATTTCGACACAAAGGCTTCCACAATCGGCTGCTGTTTTTCAGCATTCTCCGCTTCGGAGTATCCAGCAATGATCGCGTCCGTTGTGATCGCGCCCGGATTGCTGGCCCATTCCTCCCAGCGTGCTTTCGCGCCGGTCATGTCCAGATCCGTGGTGATCTTCAGGACTTCATCCCCGACAGCTTCACCGAACATCTCGTTCAGGCTGGTCAGATTCGTATCCCATTTGTTATCCTTCAGGAACTGCTGGATCGCCGCCAGCTGATCCAGAGCGGTCGTGAAGTCGATATCCGGGAACATCGCCTGGACTTCATCTTCCGTCATTCCGCTGTCCAGCAGGGACTGGATCTGGGTGAGCAGGCTGACGTATTCCGTCAGGGCTCCCTCATCCATACTGGCAGTCAGCTTGTTCAGTTCAGGCAGGAAGGCCTTCTTCTCAGAGTCGGTCTTCGCGGTACTGTACTGGCGCAGCAGTTGCATCAGTTCACCGATCTGGCCTTTTGCTTCCTGAACATTATCCTGCTTCCAGACGGGATTCACCATGTCCGCCATCAGCTGGGCGTATTCCAGCGCGGCGGCACGGCGATCCTCATTGTACTTGGCGTTCAGGGCATCCAGCGCGGCCTGACGCTCCGTGGCATCCTCAATCAGTTGGATCACAGCGTATTCCTTGTCATACTGCGTATCCAGGGCGGAGTTGACGGAGGCCATGCCTTCGGCAGCTGCTACCATGGCCTCCTGATATACCTCTCCACTGACTTCCTGCCCACGAGCTTCCGCACGGGCGATCTCCGCTTCGACCTTTTTCCGGATGGTCGTGAAGCCTTCCGTGTCGGCGGCGGTCAGTTTATACTTGACCTCGATCGCTTCCCGGGTATCAATCAGCTCCTGCAGGCGGAGCTTATCCTTTTCTGTCAGTTTCCGGTTCTTCCGTTTTTTCAGGAGAGCAGTGATCTCCTTATCCATGGCGTCCAGCGTTTTGATATCCGCCTGCAGCTGATCTGAAACGGATGTATACCCGGCGGCATCCGCTGTATCCTTCATTTCCTGCAGGGATTCCCGGGTTGTTGCGGTCAGGCTCTTGAAGGATTCCGTCCAGGATTCAACGATCTCATTCGTTTCCTTCTGCCCGTCAGACCAGACATTGGTCAGGCCGGAAAGCCATTCCTTAGCACTGGCCGTCGTGCGGACAAAGTCATCCTTCGTCATGCCAAAGAAGGACAACCCCTTGCTCCGGCTGTAGAAAGTGTCCGCTTCGGTTTCTTTCCAGCTCTTTGCTGTTTTCGCCATGCCCTCGAGGGCTTCACGCGCCGCTTTCGCGCCGGAAGCGTAGTCCACCAGTTTGATAGCACCGTACACAACGGCTGCGGCAAGCGCCACCATGGCCAGTTTGGAGGAAACCAGTGTTTTCAGCAATCCGCCCAGTCCGCCGCCAGCCATGCTGACTTTCGCGGAGAACTTTCCGATAGCGGTAAAGGCGGTACCCAGAGCGCCGGAGACCTTTCCGACAGCGCCGACCACTTTCCCAAGGATCAGGACAGCGGGACCGATGGCTGCGGCAAAAGCGGCCCATTTCACAATGGACTGCCGCTGGCTCTGGTCAAGGGAAAGGAACTTCTCAAGCAGGCCGTTCACGCTGTCAATGATCTGCTGGATTGTCGGATTCAGGTCATCACCGATCCGCTGGGCGAACATGAGCGCCGTGTTTTTCAGGTTTTTCAGCTTACTGGCAGTAGTGCCGTATATGACGCTGGATTTCTGCGCCAGAGCGGTGTTCTCTTCCCAGGCTTCCGCTGCCATGTCCTGTGCGTTGGCAAACAGCTCAGTCGCGTTTACCGCACGAAGCATCGTATCACGAAGGCGGATTTCACTGATCCCAATTTCATCGAGAACAGCAACAGAGGACATGCCCTCCTCGTTCATTTCAGCCAGGCTTTCAATGAACCGCTGGAATACTTTGATCGGATCACTTTTCCATGCGCTGACAAACTCCTGCTCTGTCATGCCGCTGACCCGGGCGAAATCCTTCAGGGCATCACCGCCGGTCGTGGCCGCGACTTCCATTTTGATCAGGGCCTTGGAGATAGAAGAACCACCAGCCTGCGCCTGAATACCGACAGAGGACAGAGCTGTCGCGAGGCCCAGAACCTGTGCTTCTGTCAGTCCAATCTGCCTGCCTGCGCCAGCGATACGCATTGCCATTTCAGCTATAGGCGCTTCTGTTGTGGCGAAGTTGTTACCCAGCATAGCAATCGTACTGCCGATATTGGAAAACTGAGACTGGCTTGTGCCCATGATATTGGCGAACTTCGCCAGCTGGGTAGCAGCGGTATCCGCATCCAGGTCTGTGGAAGCGTTGCTCAGGTCAATCATGACTCGGGCGAATTCCTCGATGTGCTCTGTCGCGATACCCAGCTGACCACCTGTCGCCATAACGGCATTGATCTCATCCGTGGAGGTGGCGATCTCGGTGGACATCCGTTTGGATGCCTCGGCGAGAGTATTGAAGTCCTCTTCTGTACCATTGACCGTTTTCCGGACATACGCAAACGAGGATTCAAAGTCCATGCTGGCCTTCACCGCTGTCGTTCCCAGCGCCACAATGGGTGTGGTGATGTGCGTTGTGAGCGTCTTTCCGGCCTTGGTCATGGCCTTGGACAGGGTTCCGCACTTCTTCGAGAAGTTCGTCAGCGTCGTCCCGGCCTGCGTCCATGCGGATTTCATCCGGTACAGTTCTTCCGTCAGTCGTTTGATCTCCGCATCCGTTTCCCGGGCTGCAGCCTTGGCGTTGTTCAGATCAGTCGCGGCCTTGGAAGCGGCATCCGCGCTGTTTTGCATGGTCTTCTGCAGGGCCTTGACCTGGCCTTCCAGCTTCGTAACCTCGGCAGTCGCTTCAGCGTGTTCCTCCTGGTACCGTTCAAGATTCGCCTTTGCGGCGATCGTCGCGGAGTCCGTTTCCCCAAGGGTGTCCCTGTAATGTTCATAGGCAGCCTTGGAGGTTTCCACTTCGAACCGCAGGGCTTCCTGACGGGCTTTCGCCTGTTCCAGCCGGGCAGAGTAATCCTTGTGCCGGTCATAGTTCTCTTTCAGCTTATCGTTGGCAGCAACAAGGGCACGGCTGTACTGTTCCACAGCACGGTTCTGCTGCGTCAGCTTGTTTCCCAGCATGGAGAGCTTCGATTCTGTCCCGGCAACTGTTTTCTCAAAGTTCTCCACACCTGCGCCAGCCAGACGGAAGGTGGACTCGGCTTCTTTTATCTGCTGATTGATGGAGCGCATATTGCGCGAGAAATTGCTGGAGTCCAGCGACAGCGCGACCACCAGTTCGCGCAGGGTTTCAGCCATGGGGTTCACCTCCCGTTAAGGTTTTACAGTGCTCCATACCTCGTCGATAAAAGCACGGCGAGGTTTTTTCTTTTCATGTTCCCGCTGGGCATCCCATGCCCGCAGGCGCAGAAAACCCAGCATATCCATTTCGTCGATTTCCTTCATCCGCCAGCCGTTTTTCATCAGCTCATTGTATGTGGCGTAGACGTATTCCGGCAGCGTCAGGGTTCCGGAGCGATCGGAGTGATCGTCTGGAGGATCTCCTCCGCTTCCTGCGTCACCGGAATCGTAGGGAAAGAATCCAGCACCTCAGTGGTCTGGGTCTGAACCGCCATCAGGGCCAGCGCGATATCGTGCATCAGCCGGTCGGCGGGATAATTGTCGTACACTTCATCCGGGGTGAACTGGTTATTGAAAAGGATGCAGAACCATTTCACCATGGTGTCCAAAGCGTCTGTCACCGTCATCTGTTCCTCAGCGATGTCTTTGCCTTCCACGGCATCCTGGGACAGGCGAACCAGTTTGCCATAGGTCTTCGCGGCAGGCTCCATTTCCCGCAGCGCCCTGCCGGAAACAAAGTCCATGGTGTATTTCTTTTCACCGAGAGTGCATGTGATCATGTTTATTTCCTCCATCACAGAATAAAAGCTGCCGCACAGCGTCATGTCTATGCGGCAGCGGGGTTATGGGGATTACGGGGTGAAGCTGGGCGTGTACACGCTCGTCAGGAAGGTTTCTCCCATGGCGGCGGTGAAGCCGTTTTCACCCTCATCGGCAACCGCCTGGTACCGGGAATCATGGGTGCGCTTGATCGCGGTCCATTCAACCTCACCGGTCTGGCGGTTGATGGTCGTTCCTTCCTTGGTGGCATAGTTCTCGGTGAGGGGCTTCGCACGCACCTTGTACAGCCACACGAAGCGGAACTTGCCGTTGGACTTCTCACTCTTGAAGCCGACCGCGAAGTACGGGGGCTTGTCCGTGGAAGTCCGGATCAGGACGCCATTGTCGTCAAGGTTGTTGCCGAAGATCTGTTCCTGAATGGCAAGCGGGATATCCGCCATCTTCGTAGTGAAGGTCAGTTCAGGATCAGGGTACAGGACATCGAACTCGATGTCATCCGCATACTGGATATCCGGATCGGCATTGTCCGGAGTGATGGTCGCCTCAATAGCGCCAGCCACCAGCTGCAGATCTCCATAAGTCAGGGTTTCCTCGGTGTCGACCGTCAGCGGCGCAATCACCATGTTCTTCAGGCCGACCGTAGAAGAAACGGTCGGAGAAGCGGCAGGAGTAGAATTCGCCATAATCAATTACCTCCATTGTTATTTGTTTCTCAGCTCATCCCGGAGGACGCGCTTCATTTCTTCATAGGCCTCATCGGCCCGGGTATCAAAGGCAGGGCGGACAAACGGATGCGCGGGAGCCGGGGCGGGACCACCATGACCAAACTCGACCGGGTTTGCGTAGTACGCTCCCTTTTCCGAGTGATGCACGCCGATGGTGATCATCTTTCCGCTTCCGCGCCGTTTCTTCACCGATCCTGTGTGGATGGAAGAGTGCAGGGCATCCGTAATGATCTTCGGGTCAGTGCTGGCATTGTGAAGCATCTGCTGTTCGATAGGAACAGCGCCAGCCTTCAGGGCACGGTTCACACCGGGACCCTGATCCAGCGCGTAGGCCATATTGGTCAGGTCATTCTTCAGGTCATCAAAGCCCTGGAGTTCAATTGCCATACTCCACATCCTCCCTCCAGCACCATGTCCACTGGACTGTGTACTGCCGGGTGGCGGTATCGTAGGCAGGCTGGTTGTAACCCTTGTCGGATTCCTCAACCATCGTAAAGCCGTACTGGTACATAGCTGCCCGGATCGTATCCGCCATATCGGTCGGATCGGTATCGCTCCACAGGTTCAAGTAGACAAAAGTGCGGAAGGAAGTCACATGATCGTCGTGATGGCTTCCTTCCGTGGTTGTCGTGGAGTAAACGCAGTACTGTTCCGGCGGGTTCTGGTTGGGCGAAGTTGCCCGCCATATACCAGCGTATACAGGAATGCCGATGTTCGCCAGCGCCTGCTGTACCTGTCTCATCCGCTCACCCCCTTGGCAAGGGAAGCCTTCAGGCCGAGATAGGTGCGCTTGAAGCTATACTCGCCAAGAGTTGAGATATTCCATTTATCCCCTTGAAAGCGCACCCACATCCCGGGCTTGATGTCCTCCCGGTACCGGATGGTAAAGTTGATGACAGCCTCGGTGTTCATGACATCAGCGGCTCTGTAATGCTGGTTTCCAGCGTCCGTCACAGCAGCCCATACCCGGCAGACCACGACATCTGTCGGGGCGGGATACCCGTTTTCGTTGATAGTGTTCTCTGTATAACCGATCTCGATCTTATGCCGGAGTTCCCCGGGGTGAGGATCGCTTTCGAAGTTTTTGTAACCTCGCATGGATCATCACCTCCGTCAGAACATCTTTGCGGGATCACGATACCGGTACAGCAGATTGTCAAACGCCATACGGGTTGCTTTGTAAGTCG